TTATTCATGGTTTTTATTTTTGGAAAAAATAAATTCTTCAAAAGTTATAGTACCTTTATGTAATAAATCATCAGATAGTTTGTTTTGCGCTGTTAATATATATCCGCTAAATTCGTCTATCAGAGTTGCTATGCCTTTTTTTCTAACATAGCATTTCTTTGGAACACCGTTATATAAAATACAAATATAAGTTATTTCAGGGTTATATTCAAAAATTGCAGATAAATTTTCTTCAGAATTTGAAGAGTTGTTTAATAGCTTAACATTAGTAAATCTTTTTTTTGCTACACCAACACAGCTATTTTTAAGTTGGCAACTGTAACAAGCAATAGGATTAATACCTCTTAGTTCTCCATTTCCAATTGTTCCATACCGCTGACACCAAAGAATATCAAAGAAAGTTTTCATATTGGTCTTGTTTGATTGACTGGAAAGCCAAATAATTCGTTCTAATTTTCCTAGGTTTGAAAATTCATTGAAAAACTGGGTGTTAGTATTAATCCCTAATGGAAATTCATAGAAAGTTTTTACCCAAGTATCAATTGGTATTACTTCAGGATTAAGAAATCCTTGTTGTAAAAAACAAGCAATTACTTTTTCAGAATATCCTTTTAATTTATTTCCATTCTTATAAAAATCCATAAAAAATTTTTTTGTCCACATACTGTAGTTATTTTTAATATTCATAAAAGCACTTATGAAATATGCTGCTCTCCATGCATGACGATTAAAAGCATCAACTAACGTTTCAGCATAAAGTTTTTCTTCTTCAGATAATATCCCTCTAGAAAACATAGGATCGGTTACATTTGATATAAAGCTATCTTTGTTTTGCTTCCACGCATGCTCCATCACTTTAAATTCTATGCCATTAATATTAATATTTTTAATAAAATATTCATCAAATAATTTGTTCATTGCAGACTTAAGTGTTGAAAATTTTGGAAATTGAAGAAAACAACTATTTGATACATCGTATAAGTTAGGAATAGCATAAAACTCTAGATGACTCCATTTTTTTGGCATTACAACTTTTTCACCAAAAGCACTCATGAAATTATATAGCATACGCATTTCACTTTGTCTTCCGGTTTTAGGTTGCCATGCAGCGACAAAGCGAATAATTGAAAAAATCTCCTCGTAGAACTTACCATAGGGAACAAATTCCCCATATGAAAATTGAATGTACTCCCAAAGATCTGTGAATAAAGCTATATATTGTTCGTTCCCATTGCAACATTCAATAACATCTGATTTTGATATTTTTTCTGAATATCCAATACGCTCAGATAGCTCTAATTTAATTTTTTCATTAGTGAGTTCATTTGATTCTACATTAGTTAAAACAGTGAATATGGCATTGCAAGAATTCTCTTCTATTTGGTAACTTACAGCAACTGGGCAAGCAAGAATTCGCTGTTTATTAACATATGTATTGATATAAATAATGGGGAATTGTGGCAAATCAGGATAATATAATTCAATTTTTGGAATCCATGGTAAAGGTATATGGTTAATGACTATTTTAATTTCATTAGTTAGCTTAAACATGATATACCTCCTTGTTATTCATAACATTCTATAATTAAACTATCCCAAAATGAATTATTAGCTCTCCATTGTGAATATGGTCTTTTATTTCCTTGGTACATTCCGCTATCAAAAAACACAATACCTTTTTTGACTAAGTTCAACCAATTATCATAGGTTATAGGCTCTCCGAAACAAATTTTTTGATATGTTCCATCTAGACCTTTTTTACAAGTAAACCAACCCTCATGATTAAATTTATCTTCCAATTTGGCCTGAAGACATTTGTCGGTTCGTTTAGAAGTTGGCGAATATTCTCCAAACCATCTAGCTATTTCTAAATTGTCTTGTCGTAATTCAACGGGAACGACTTGTGATTTGTTTATACGCTTATCTTGGCTATAAGAATATATGGCAATAATGTCTTTATTATTATCTATTATAAGTACCTGTCCAAAATTATTATAACCATGAATAGTTGGGCATGGGCTCCCAGACCAAGAGTATCTACCACCTTTAAGTGGGTTTGGTTTACCAAATATCCTACAAAAACTATCTTGGCGATCAGAGGCAGTGTTGCCATCAAAACAATGCACATATTCACCAGTTTTAAAAATATATCTGTTTGCAGACCAATCACCAAAAGTAGTCTTACTTGTGGTTTCATTTTTTAATTCATATCCAAATAAATCAGCTTCGTTTGATGCGTTGGCACTTATTCCGAATTGGCGTTCTAACCAATGACCTTCTCTACCATCATGATGAATGTTTGAGCCTGTTGTGTCTGGGCGTCTTCCTTTTACATTAGCATAAAATAATTGAATGATTCGTTCTTTGTTAGTCATATTTTTTCACTCCTTATGTAAAAATAATTTTTTATATATTGCTTCTAAGACTGGAACTACAATGCTATTTCCAGCTTGTCTGTATAGACTTGTGTTACTTACTAATTTACTAGCCTTATCAAAATCGGCATCATTAACTCCCATAAATCGCCAAGTTTCTCTAGGGGTTAGTCGCCTTGCTGGATATTTTCCATCATCCCGAACGGGTCCTGATACTAATTGTCGTCTTTTTTTAGTACGAAAATCTTTTAAAAATGTACCTTTCCAATAATTTGAATCTAGGCAATAAATATAATCTTGACTAATAGGTTCATCACTTACTTGATTATTTTTTAAATAAAAATTAATGGGGACATCATCTTCTAATAGATCGTTCATAAAAATAGATAGTTCTCTGATTGGTGGAAACGTGAATTCTTCATGGCTATCAAGAATACTGATACAAAATACTCTTTCTCTATTTTGAGGAATTCCATAATCACGAGCGTTTAATACATCCCAATAGTTTTTATATCCTAATCTTTTTAAATAGAGTAAGAATTCTTCAAAGTTTTTTATGTGATTTTTACCGATTAGGTTTTTTACGTTTTCCATCATTAAATATTTCGGCCTCTTTTTTTCAATAATTTTGCAGCATTCCCAAAGAAGTGAAGAGCGAGTCCCTGAGTCTGCATCTAATCCATTTTGATAACCAGCAATAGAAATATCTTGGCAAGGAAATGAGTATGTAAAAAAATCAAAGTCCGGTAATTTATCGGGGTTAATTGTACGAATATCCCCAAAATTTTTACTAAGTTTATTAGCAAGATACATGTCTTTTAACTTTTGACCCTTTAAATTCTTTGCTTTGTTTTTAAAAGTCTTATAATCGAGTGGAACATTGATTTTTTCTAGAAAATTAAGCATTTGCTCATCTGAAATCAATAATTCCTTTTTTCTTTCTTCCAATAAATTTTCATGGATTGCAGCATATGAACGAATTACATCACCATCGATTTCTGATATACCAACAATCTCATGAGGTATGTTTGCATTTTTTAGGGCTAGACGTTGACTTCCATATCCAGCAAACGCTTCAAATACTTTTAACATTATTTAATACCTCTTACAAACATGCTCTGGATAGGCATTTGAAAAGTCATTTTCAATTTTTTCACCAACAAGAACAAGATTTCTTTCTAAGTATTCTGCAAGATTTTTATTATTTTCTAGTAGTAAATATGATTGAGGGGCAACAAATCCAGGGACATTTTTTCGCAAGTCATCTAAAGTTATGGGATAAACCTTTTGAAAACCCTTAATTTCCATGCCATATCTGTAATTCTTGAGATACTCATCAATTCTAGTAGAAATCTCAAAACTATTAGAATATTTTTCTTTCCAATCTGAAAGCGTATGTTTTTCACCAAAATATAAAATTCCACAAACTGCTTTTACCGGTTTACTAACATACATATAAGCGAATTTGCAGTCTTTTGGAAAAGTCCTACGGTATTCAATTAATTTAATTTGGTTTAAAATCTTTTCATAAATGCTTGGCCAAAAACTCATTATTGGTGTCATTGTATCGGTTTTACCTCCTGATTTTTATCATTGTTATAATATATTTTTTTTGATTACAATCTGATGGCTTGTATGATTTAAGCAATATATTTACAGTATCATCTTGTGCTAATTGGAATTGACAATCTTTATAAAATATAATCAGTTTGCAAACTTACTTTCAATAATTTAAATAGTGTAACAACTTTTTAAACTTTACATCATTGTGAAAGATATATAATTAGTTGAAAGTAATATGCTATTAAGTAAAATAAAAAACTTAGATAAGATTAGTTAGGAGGTTTGTCATTTACAATCTCAACTATATCAGAAATATCACAGTCAAGTGCTTTGCAAACTTTAGTTAACGTTTCAGTGTTTACATTCTGATTTTTTGCCATTTTCGTGATGGAAGAAGAGCTTATTCCAGCAGCAATCTGTAAGTCTTTTTTTTTCATATCTTTGTCAATAAGTAATTTCCATAATTTTTTGTAACTTATAGGCATCTATTTCCACCTCTCAATAAAATATAAAACTTTGAATAATAACGACTAAATAATTTGTCGCTTTTAAAATTATATCATTTGGAAGTGTAAAAAACAATGTATATTGCATGAAAATTGTTGTGATAACAAGAATATTTAGTTAAAACGATTGAAACATCTATTTTTGAGTGTTACAATATTATCCAAAGGGATATGTAAAAAATGTAAGAAAGTTAAAAGTCAGAAAAATATATTTTATTATATTGCCTGTTGGAGGGGGTTGTTGTAATGGCGGGTAATCGTTCTTTTAGGGATTATGTGGCAGATAGGTTCGAAAATGAAATGTATGCTGCTATACAGAGTTATGCCACGGATAATTATAATAATTTGGATTTACAGCTATATAGAGTTAGAAAGATAGGTGGTATAGAATTATCAGATATAGAAGTAAAGTTTGTATCTGTTAGTGATTTACCAGATATGGAAATAGAATTTGATGTCGTTGTTGGGGTTGAACTGGAAGTTCGTGAGGCAGATTATCATTATGATGAATCGGAATATTGTAGTCAGTGGTTTACGCTGAAATGTTCTGGAAATCTGGAGTGTAATTTAAATGACTTTGCAATTTTAAGTGTAGCTGAGTATACCAACAAAAATAAACAACCCAAACCTATGTCAGATGCTCTTGTGCCAATTATTTATAAAAATCAGCTAGAAGAGATAGCAACACAGTTTTTAAAGGATTATTATCCTAAAGCATTGTTACAACCCATGCCAGTTGATCCAATGGAACTTGCTAAGGGAATGGGCTTGAATATTGAAGTAAGGAATATCACAAAGGATTGCTCTGTTTTTGGCCAAATATTTTTTCATAATAGTACATCTGAGTTTTATGATAAAGACTCAGATGAATTAGTGTCAGTAGATGTAAATGAAAAAACCATATTTGTTGACCCTGAAACTTATTTTTTGTATAACCTAGGTAAAGTTAATAATACCATCATCCATGAGTGTGTTCATTGGGATAAACATCGAAAGGCTTTTGAACTTGAGCGTTTGTACAATAGTGAAGCTAGTAGAATTAAGTGCCAAGCTATTGGTGGTGTTGCTGGCAATAGTAGAGACGCGACAGAATGGATGGAATGGCAGGCAAATGCACTTGCTCCGAGAATCCAAATGCCAATGGGTATGTTCAAAACTCAGGCATGGAAATTTATTAAACAATTTCGAGAATCAACTGGGAAGTTTGATATTATTGATGTTATTGAACCTGTTATAGATGCATTATCAACCTTTTTCTGTGTATCTCGTACTGCAGCAAAAATTCGAATGGTAGATGCTGGATTTGAGGAAGCAATAGGCACATTTACATATATTGATGGAAGATATGTTGCTACACATCGTTTTAAAAAGGGCATATTAAAAGAACATCAGACTTTTTCTATTAGTGCAGAAGAGGCAGCTATACAGAGCATAACAAATCAAAAATTATCTAGACTTGTTGGGGATGGTAGTTATCAATATGTTGATGCACATTTCGTATTTAATCATCCTAAATATTTAACCCAAGATGATAATGAATTTACTATATTAACTGATTACGCTCGTAATCATATGGAAGAATGCTGTCTTGTTTTTGACATGACAGTCAAGTCTGGAACTAAAAAGGATTATCATAGTGTATGTTTTCTCAATAAGGATAAGGATTCAACAGTAAGTTTTAATATCGTATATGGTGATGGTTATGCATATGCTGACCATGATAAACAAATCAAATTAGTAGAAGATGTTGTTATGGATGAAATGAGAGTATATAAGTCTTTGCCAAATGATTTTTGTGAATCATTGAAAGTTGTGTTAAAATGGCGTGGAATTACGTATAAGGAGTTAGAAAAGAAAATTATGGTTGATGACCAGACAATTAGCAGAATTGCGAATGGTAAACGTGATCCTTCTATAAATACGTTGGTATTAATTTGTCTAGGATTACATTTACCACCCAACATCAGTAAGCATATTATTGATAAATCGCCTTGCACTTTAAACTTTTGTAAACAAGAACATATATGGTATGATTTTGCATTGACTCACCTATCAAAGCAATCTATGGAATCAATATTTGACTTTTTACATGACCATAATATTGCAGTATAAAATTAAAATATAAAGTGGACGTACCTCGTCCACTTTTACATAATATATGAGCCATACATGAACTCAATTATGAGTTTGTGTATGGCTTTTTTATTTTTTTCTCAATCTATTGCAACTGTCACAGTATAGGACGCAACAAGTCCAACAGGAGGGTTCAATTTCTCATTACAATGTAAATATAGAGACTCACTCTATATAAAATAATATCTCAATGTCCGAGATGCGCATTAGGACGGCGGGATGCATAAGAGTTCAGAACACAGTGATAAAGACTGTGTTTGGAATGAAGATGCACCCACCGTGGTTTCCTGCGCCCAATTTTGGACAAGTGGAGTCTGTGGTCATCTTAGCCACAGGCTCTTTTTGTATTCCGCCGCCCAATGACAGGACGGAAAGGAATACTTAATGAAGATTCGAGTTTTATATGAAGACAACATCAAAAACGGTCACAAGTTCTACACCACAATTGAAATTCCAGATAATGATTACAGTGTCATGCTAGATATTGACTATGAGCAACGTCTTGCAGAGGCAAAGCCAGAAAAGAAGGCAGAAGTAAAGCGTTGTGAGACTGTACAGGAAATGTTTGACCTCATGAACAGTAAAGAATACAACCACTGGCGTAGATATCATAGACATCTTGGCAATCCAAAGACTCCCTACCGCAAGGATGATGAATCTGAGGATGAAACTGACGTAATGGATACCATTGCAGACGATACACAAGAAATTGAACGTAATCACCAATATGAATATGAGGATGTATGTCAAAAAATACGTTCTGCTCTTGGTAAAAAACAGGAATGGGCAGACATCTTTATTGCAGTAAGAATCGATGGAACTCCTATAAGAGAATATGCCAAGAGCTTAGGTGTAAATGAAAATAACATTACAAAAAAACTAAAACGCGCAGAGAAAAAATTAAAAGAAATTTTTGAAAAATGTCAGATTTGACCTTCTCCCAAGGCTACTAGGTAGGAGGTCAATCCTCCAAATAAAATTTAAGGAGGTAATTCTGATGAGAGAATTAATACCTAAAGATCAATACGGAGTGTTTGCCGACAGAAAGGATACTGCAAGAGTAGACAGTTTATATGTGGCAGAGTTCTTTGAAAAACAACACAAACATGTTCTGCGGGATATTGCAAGAATTACTGAGCCCAAATCTGGGCTGAGTGAAGATTTTATTCATTCTAATTTTAAATCTGATTTTTATAAGGACAGTACAGGCAGAAAGCTACCCTGTTATTTTATGACACGAGACGGCTTTACAATGTTGGTGATGGGATACACAGGGCAAAAAGCAATGAAGTTCAAAGAACTTTACATTCGCAGGTTCAACGAGATGGAGAGTTTCATTAAAACCCTTGTATCTGCAAGACAAGAATTTCCATTGTTGACCTCAAACATAAAGCTACTTCATGAAAATCCTAAGCCATATCACTTCAGTAATGAATGTAATATGTTAAATCGCATCGTTATCGGAATGACTGCAAAGCAGTTTAGACTAGCAAATGGCATTGAAAAAGGAAAAAGCATTCGCCCCTATCTATCTGATGAGCAGATTACAATGCTAGATACATTACAAAAAGTAGATGTTGGCTTATTAGTAGCTATTCCAGATTACGGGCAGCGTAAGCGTTATTTGGAATGGTACAAGTTGAAGATGGAAGAAAACAAAAATTAAGGAGGGGTTTTACTATGTTTTATGTGAAGGAAAGATTGAATGATTCTATGGAGATATCCATTGAAATAACTGATGAGAATGTTTTTTGTCACTGCCCAATGTGTGGTGCTGAAGTAATGGTTGATATTGGAGAAATCTTAGGTGATGGTGAAAGTGATTTATTTGGTACTGCAATATATTGTAATGAATGTAGTAAAAAAATTAGAGACGGAGGTGGTTATGATGAACATAAATAAATTTAATGCTGAAAGATATCATGACCCTACTCCATATGAAGCAATAACCAATATTGTAAAGGAAGAGAAAGCAGCGTTAAAACCTGCTTTCCGTCCATTGGTGTACATTTGCTCCCCTTTTAGTGGCAATACCAAATGCAACATCAAACGAACTCAGGAATTTTGCCGTTTTGCATTAGAGAATGGAAATATTCCTCTAGCACCTCATCTCATGTTTCCACAATTTATGAATGATGCTGATGCGAAAGAACGTGACCTTGCCATTTTCATGGATATTATCCTTATGGGTAAATGCCAAGAGGTATGGGTACTTGGAGATGTAATATCTAACGGTATGAGCATCGAAATTAATAAAGCAAAAAGTCGAAAACAAAAGGTCAGGTATTTTAACAGCAAGTTTGCGGAGGTAGATACTCTATGAAAATAGCATATGGTAACAGCCGATTGGATAAGAAATGGAAAAACAGTGATGTTACTTGGGAAGATTTCTGTAATCGGGTCAAAACAACACAACGTACTACCGAAACTCAAGAAGAATATCGAAAGATGAAAAAGGGTGGACAGGATTCCATTAAGGATGTTGGTGGCTTTGTTGGTGGTCATTTAAAAAATGGAAGAAGAAAGAAAGGCAATGTATTATCACGATCTATGCTTACACTTGATATGGATTATGGAACACCTAATATATGGGGAGAAATTTGCACCTTATTTCCATATCAATGTTGTATTTATTCAACACATAAACACACACCGAAAAGTCCAAGATTACGTCTTATTATTCCTTTTTTAAGAGATGTTAGTGAAGAGGAGTATGTAGCAGTTAGTCGAATGGTTGCAAAAGAAATCGGTATAGATCTTTTTGACGATACAACCTACGAACCGGAAAGGTTGATGTATTGGCCGTCCACTTCTAGGAACGGTGAGTTTGTATATAAGGAAAAAGATGGGGCATTGCTTGATCCAGATATATTTTTAGATAAATACGATGATTGGCGTGATACAACGACTTGGCCAGTATCAAGCAGGCAATCTGAAGTAATAAATCGCTCATTAAAAGAACAGGCTGATCCGCTTTCTAAAGAGGGGGTTGTCGGTACTTTTTGCCGTACTTATTCCGTGAGAGCAGCAATTGATAAATTTCTTAAAGAGGTATATGAGCCTTCTGCTATTTCAGGCAGATATGATTATATACCTGCTGATTCAAGTGCTGGTGTCATTATCTATGATGATAAGTTCGCATATTCTCATCATGCGACAGATCCTGCAAGTGGTAGGCTACTCAATGCCTTTGACATGGTCCGTATTCATAAATTTGGCAATCTTGATGATAGAGTAGTACAAACAACATCTCCCAGCAAACTTCCGTCATATATAGCTATGTGTGAGTTTGCCATTAAAGATGAAGAAGTAAAAGCTCAGTTTGCAAAAGAGCGTATTGAACAAACTGTGGTTGAGTTTACCCAAAGTGATTGGCAGACAGCACTTGAACTGGATAAGCAAGGAAAAATCAAGGAAACCCTTGATAATATTGTTCTTATTCTTCGAAATGATTCGGAACTACAGTCCATTGCTTTTAATAAACACCGTGATGGTATTGATGCAAAAAACGGACTACCTTGGGTACAAATGAAGGATGGTTGGAGCGATTCTGATAATGCAGCATTGAAAGTGTATCTTTCTAATAAATATGGAATTTATTCACCTACAAAAACAAAGGATGCAATACTGGCTGTAGCAGCAGAACGTGCCTATCACCCTATAAAAGAATATCTTGACAACCTACCAGAATGGGATAGTGTGAAAAGAGTTGAAACTTTGCTTGTCGATTATTTTGGAGCAACTGATAATTCCTATACAAGAGCAGTTACAAGAAAGATGATGGTCGCGGCGGTAACCCGTATTTATCATCCAGGTACAAAGTTTGACAGTGTACTGATACTTAACGGTCCACAAGGAATTGGTAAGTCCACATTCTTTGCAAAGCTTGCTGGGGATTGGTTTTCTGATAGCTTAACGCTTACGGATATGAAAGATAAATCTGGTGCTGAAAAACTGCAGGGATATTGGATTTTGGAACTAGGAGAACTTAATGGTATGCGAAAAACCGATGTAGAAACGGTAAAATCCTTTATTACCCGTGTGGATGATAAGTATCGTGCATCGTATGGGATTAATGTGGAAAGTCATCCCAGACAGTGTATTATTGTAGGCTCAACCAATGCTGAAAGTGGGTTCTTGCGAGATATAACAGGTAACCGTAGATTTTGGCCTGTACCGATACAAGGTGGATCAAAAAAGAAATCCTGGCAAATGTCTGTATATGATGTGGAGCAGATATGGGCAGAAACTTTGCTTATGTATGCAAAAGGAGAAAAACTCTATCTTGAAGGTCAAGAGGCTAATATTGCAACACTTGAACAGGCAGATGCAATGGAATCAGATGAGCGTGAAGGATTGGTTCGCAGTTACCTTGATATTTTACTTCCTAAGGATTGGGACAATATGTCTTTATTCGAACGTCGTAATTTTTTAAACGGTAGTGAATTTGGTGGAGATAACCATGAAGGGTCGGTTAAACGAACTTTTGTCTGTAATATGGAAATATGGTGTGAATGTTTTGGAAAAGAGGCATCCGCATTAAAGCCTGCTGATTCATATGCTATTGCTGCTATTATGCGTAAGCTCTCCGAGTGGAACAAGTATAAAGGGAACAAGAACGGAACAATGATGTTCCCAATTTACGGTAAGCAGCGTTGTTACTCTCGAAGCGAGTAACGGTAGTTCACTTGTTCTTAGGTTGTTTCCGATGTTGTTTTCTTAAAAACATAGGAAATATCGATACTTTGGCTTTTGAGGAATAACAGGAACAAGAATTTACCTACTTAATAATTAATTAAAAATAAAAGGTAAATAGCGTGTGCATATGTATGTATGCGCGCGTATAGGAAAATCGTCCAAAGTTGTGCCTGTTGTTCCTTATGCCGGAAATGGAGGATTTTATGCAAGAAAAATATATAGAAAGAAAGCTTGTAGCAGCAGTGAAGAAGATGGGAGGAATGGCACCCAAATTTGTAAGTCCTGGTTTAGATGGTGTGCCAGACAGAATTGTGCTTTTACCTATGGGGAAAATTGCTTTTGTTGAATTAAAGACCCCTGGTAAAAAAATGAGGGCTTTACAAGTAAGACAAAAAGATAAGTTGGAATCACTTGGCTTTTCGGTTTACTGCATTGATAGAATTGAGCAGATTGGAGGGATACTCAATGAAATACAATCCACATAAATATCAAAATTATGCAACAGACTTTATTTTAAAGCACCCCGTATCTGCGGTATTTCTAGAAATGGGTCTTGGTAAAAGTATAATTACTTTAACTGCTATATTTGAACTTTGCATGGACAGCTTCCTTGTTAGAAAAGTTTTAGTGATTGCGCCTCTTCGTGTGGCGAGAGATACATGGCCTGAGGAAATAGAGAAATGGGATCATTTAAAAGGACTTTCCTATTCTGTGGCAGTGGGTAGTGAAAAAAATAGAATAAATGCTCTTATGAAAAGAGCAACGGTTTATATCATTAATCGTGAAAATGTAGATTGGCTTGTAAATAAGAGTGGTATTCCTTTTGATTTTGATATGGTTGTTATTGATGAGCTGTCATCATTTAAATCCTATGGTGCCAAGCGTTTCAAAAGTCTTTTGAAAGTTAGACCCAAAGCAAAAAGGATTGTTGGTCTAACAGGTACTCCTTCAAGTAATGGACTTATGGATTTATGGGCAGAGTTTCGGATCCTTGATTTGGGTCAAAGACTTGGAAGGTATATCACCCACTACCGTAATACCTTCTTTTGCCCAGACAAACGAAATGCTCAAATGATTTTTTCATATAAACCACTTCCAGGTGCTGAAGAGAAGATTTATAAGCAGATATCAGATATTACTATCTCCATGAAATCCTGTGATTATCTGAAAATGCCAGAATGTGTGATAAACAAAGTCTTTGCTTTTCTTGATGATAAGGAATGGTCGATATATTCGGATTTTAGAGATGATATGGTGGCAAAACTTGGAGATGATGAAATTGATGCAGCTAATGCTGCGGTTCTTTCAGGGAAACTCCTCCAGATGGCAAATGGTGCTGTCTATGATGAAGAAAATAGAACACATCATATTCATAACCGTAAACTTGATATTCTTGAAGATTTAATTGAAGGTGCTAATGGTAAGCCTGTACTTATCGCCTATTGGTATAAGCATGACTTTGAACGAATAAACAAAAGGTTTAATGTAAGACAGATAAAAACATCAAAAGATATTAAGGATTGGAATGAAGGTAAAATTCCTATTGCTGTAATTCATCCTGCATCTGCAGGACATGGTCTAAACCTTCAAAAAGGAGGTTCAACGCTTATATGGTTTGGTCTTACCTGGTCTTTAGAACTCTACAGCCAAACAAATGCAAGGCTTTACAGGCAAGGGCAAAAAGATATGGTTGTCATCCACCATATAATTACAAAAGGCACAATTGATGAAGATGTAATGAAAGCACTTATCAGAAAAGAAAACTCCCAAGCCTCTCTAATAAAAGCTGTAAAAGCAAAGTTGGAGGTGGTGTGATGATTGAACCGTATGAACAACTTGCAAATGCCATTATATTGCAAGCTGTTAAAGATTATAGGGATGCACTAAAAAAAATTAAAAATTGTCCTCGTTATGAGCCTGCAAAAGGTACTATAGCTGAAGTAGAGAGATTTTTCCACTCTGATTGTTATAGAGAACTTACTTCTATTGATGGGGATTTTTTGATAACAAAACTAAGAATGGAGGTGTTTGGGGAATGAAAGCTAAAGAATATTTACATCAGGCTTACAGACTTGATCAAAGGATAAATTCAGACATTGAAGAAATAGAACGTTTAAGAGCGATGGCAACAAGTGTTTCTTCTCCAAACTGGGATGAGAAGGTTAGTCATTCTCGTAATACTAATGCTCCATTTGTGAGATGCCTTGAGCGGATTATGGATTTAGAAAATAAAATCAATGCTGAGGTTGATCGCCTTGTGAATCTTAAAGAACAAGTCCGTGAAGTTATAGAAAAAGTGTCAAACACGGATGAGCAGATGGTTCTTCGTTATCGTTATATCCATAACCTCACTTGGGAACAGATTGGTGATGAACTAAATGCTGATAAGAGTACAGTTAGAAGATGGCATGGGAATGCATTAAACCATGTAGTGTTACCAGAAAAACCAATAACAATTTAAAAGTTGCATCGAAATAAGCAGTTTTGAGCAGAGATAAGCACCTTACATTTACGATATAGTATAATCAGCAAAAAAGAATTGATATAAGCCTTGTGGGAGAAATTCCTGCAGGGCTTTTTCTATGCCAGAAAAGGGAGGTGAACATGTGCCAAGAAAACCAAAACATCCATGTAGCTATCCAGGATGCCCAAACCTAACGGAGGGACAGTACTGTGAAATTCATAGGACACAAGAGCGAAGACGCTACGATAAGTATGAGCGTTCTAAAGATGTTAATAAAAAGTATGGAAGAGCCTGGAAAAGAATTCGTGACAGATATATTTCACAACATCCTTTGTGTGAAATGTGTCAAAAAGACGGCAAACTAACTCCCGCAAAAGAAGTACATCATATTGTTCCTATCTCTCAAGGTGGTACACATGATAAAAGTAATTTAATGTCTCTTTGTAAATCTTGTCACAATAAGATTCATTTTGAACTTGGTGATAGGCAGATTCGTAAGTGACCCAAGGGGTATCTAAATCTCTACACCTTTTATGCCGGGCAACGGCCTGGGGTCTTGCGTACAAAAATCAGAAATCAAAGGGGGTATTAACCCTATCAAAGGAAGTGGGGTGTATAGAGGTGGCAAAGGACGGTACTGCAAGAGGTGGTCAGCGAGTTGGTTCAGGTAGAAAAAGCAAAGCATTAACAGACAAAATTGCTGACGGAAGATTAAAAGGCACAAGGGTACTTCCGGAGCCTATTGATATTGAAGGAGCAGATATACCGCCTGTAAAAGATTATCTAAAGGCAGCTCAAAAAAATGGTAAAGACCTATGTGCTGAAGGAGTGTATAGAGATACATATCAATGGCTTAAAGAACGTGGCTGTGAAATGTTAGTAAACAACCAGCTTATCGAGCAATATGCCATGAGCGTTTCTCGTTGGATTCAATGTGAGGAATGTATCTCTGAATATGGATTTCTTGCTAAACATCCAACAACTGGAAATGCTATAGCATCTCCATATGTATCAATGAGTCAGACCTACATGAAACAGGTAAATCAGTGTTGGTATCAGATTTATCAGATAGTGAAAGAAAACTGTAGCGTTGAGTTTGGAGGAAATAGTCCACAAGACGATTTGATGGAGCGATTACTTACTGCGAGGAAAGGAAAATGATATGAAAAAAGGATTAATACAATTTATGAAAACGCTGAAAAACAATAAAAGCAATCTGACCTATCAGCAGTTTCGTACCATTAAGGGTCAGGCATTTGCGGGAGATATTGAAGGGGCAAGAAAAGGTTTATTCAAGCTATTAGAAAGGCGGTGTGGGTAATGAATATTGAAAAAAAGAATACAGTAGATTTACTTCCCGCTGATTATAATCCTCGTAAGGATTTAAAACCAGGGGATGCTGAATATGAAAAGCTGAAACGTTCCATTGAACAATTTGGTTATGTTGAGCCTGTTATCTGGAATAAGGCTACAGGACGTGTTGTTGGTGGACATCAAAGATTAAAGGTGCTCATTGATATGGGAATTACAGAGGTTGAGTGTGTTGTTATTGAAATGTCAGATGAAAAAGAAAAGGCTCTTAACATAGCTCTTAATAAAATAAGCGGTGATTGGGATAAAGATAAACTTGCCATATTAATTTCTGATTTGCAGGGTACAGATTTTGATGTATCGCTTACTGGGTTTGAACCCGAAGAATTGGATGACCTTTTTAAAGATACGCTAAAAGATGGTATCCATGATGATGACTTTGATGTCGATGAAGAGCTTAAGAAACCAACTATGTCAAAAACAGGAGATGTGTGGTTTTTAGGAAAGCACCGTTTAGTTTGCGGTGATTCTACCAAAGCAAAAACTTATGATTTGCTTATGGGTAAGAAAAAAGCAAATTTGGTTATAACAGACCCTCCGTACAATGTAAATTACGAAGGTAGTGCAGGTAAGATTAAAAATGACAACATGGAAAAGGATACATTTTATCAATTCCTTTTTGATGCTTTTACTAATATGGAAAAGGTCATGGCAGAAGATGCAAGCATTTATGTGTTTCATGCAGATACAGAGGGGCTAAATTTCCGCAAAGCATTTGCTAATGCCGGATTTTATTTATCTGGTACTTGTATTTGGAAAAAGCAAAGCTTAGTGCTTGGACGTTCTCCTTATCAATGGCAGCATGAACCAGTACTGTTTGGATGGAAGAAAAAAGGAAAACATCAGTGGTACACGGGGAGAAAAGAATCCACTATCTGGGAATTTGATAAACCAAGGAAAAGTGCTGATCATCCTACCATGAAACCTATTCCTCTGCTTGCTTATCCGATTATGAATTCCAGTATGAGTAACTGTATTGTACTAGACCCATTTGGAGGTTCAGGAAGTACACTAATTGCCTGTGAGCAGGCTAACCGTATCTGCTATACTGTAGAACTTGATGAAAAATACTGCGATGTTATTGTAAAAAGATATATTGAACAGGTCGGTTCTTTCGATAATGTAAAAGTGCAAAGAGACGGTCTTACCTACTCCTACAAAGAAGTGGAGGTAAGCGATGAAACAAAATAAACCTCAGTCAATGAGTGGACTTACTCTTGGTAGTCTTTTTGACGGTTCGGGTGGCTTTCCATTAGGCGGCTTGATATCTGGTATAACCCCTGTGTGGGCATCGGAAATTGAGCCGTTTCCTATTAGAGTAACAACAAAAAGGCTACCCTTTATAAAACATTACGGTGATGTTTCAAAACTAGATGGTGCCAAAATAGAACCAGTGGATATTATTACATTTGGCTCACCCTGCCAAGATATGTCCGTTGCAGGTAAGCGAAAAGGCTTAAATGGTAATCGCTCAAGCCTTTTTTATGAGGCAATAAGAATTATAAAAGAAATGAGGTGTGCAACCAATGGCAAATATCCAAGATATATCGTATGGGAAAATGTACCTGGAGCATTCTCCTCAAACAAAGGAGAAGACTTTAGGGCAGTCCTCGAAGAAATCTGTAAAATCAAAGATGCCGGTATTACAGTGCCTAAACCTAAGAAATGGTCAGCTGCAGGAGAAATCATGGCAGATGAGGGAACTTGTAGTAGATTCTCTGTTGCATGGAGGGTGCTTGATGCTCAATACTGGGGAGTTCCCCAACGAAGAAAACGTATCTTCCTTGTCGCAGATTTTGCAGGTAGGGGTGCCGGAGAAATATTATTTAAGTCAGAAGGCTTGTCTGGGTATTCTGCGGAGAGCTTCCGCTCGTGGCAAAGAACTACCTCCGATGCTATCAAGGGCATTAAAAAAACAAGCACTGTCTGCTTAAATGACCAAGGTGGAAAAAGAATGGATCTAACGAAAGATGTGACCTGTACCCTTCGTGCAGAAAGCCATCATCCCCCACTTGTATTTGAAAATCATTCACAGGATTCCCGATATAAGGGGCCGCTTGATGTATCACAGACCATCCTTTCAACTTTTGGTACTGGTGGTAATAATCAACCTTTTGTAGTAGAAACACCTAAGACACTGAAAATCCGATGTGGTTGTGAGGGTGGCGGGAAAGGTGCATTGATACAAGATGATATTTCAGCCACCCTTGGTTGTAATAATGATCAAACTTTGTTTGTGCCAAAGGTATACGGTATTTGTTCCAAGGACAGTAATTCTATGAAATCAGATAATCCAAACAGTGGGATTTATGAGGCAGATACATCAAGAACTATTGATGCTAATGGTAGTAACCCATCCTGTAATCAAGGTGGTATGGCTGTGGTGGAAAGCTATGCACTGCAAGGATCTATGATTGGCAGAAAGGACAAGAATGGACCACAAGGTGATGGCATCGGTGAGGAGGTTTCATTTACCCTTAATACAGCAGATCATCATGCAGTTGCTTATGGGATTGATCGTGCCGCATTTAATCAAGGGGAAAATGCAAAGTATAGTTTTGCAGTAGATGAAGAGGTTGAACCGACTATGGTTGCAAAAGGACCAGGTGCTGTTGCTCATCCTACTTACAGTGCAAGTAAGGCATCGTTTTTCACTTCTGCAAAAGAAGAACTGGCAAACACTTTGGTAGCTACAGATTATAAAGATCCTCCACTTATTAATGATGTTGATGGACTTGATTATATTGTCCGAAGGCTGACACCAATCGAATGTGCAAGTTTACAGGGATTTCCAAAATGGTGGTGCAGTAACCTTGAAACAAAAAATCCAACTCAGGATGAAATTATTCTGTGGAAGGAAATCTTCAAAGTTCATGCAAAAGCAATCGGTAAGAATACAAAACCAAAGACGGATAACCAAATTAGAAAATGGTTACAGAAACCGCATTCAGATTCTGCAGAGTATAAGATGTGGGGCAATGGTGTGGCTCTTCCATGTGTATGTTTTGTGTTATCGGGAATTGTGTGGTTTACACAATTTGATAGCAAATAAGTTATCTGTTTTCTACATTAAAAAAGTGTTGAAATCTCTTGCTATTTCTATACTTTAGAGTGATATATGTACATACCAAAAAACAAGGAGGTTTCACACTATGATTATTAAGTATAATGTTTCTGGCAAGGAACGAAAAAAACTAGTTCACGCTATTGCAAGATGGCTGGAGTGCGATGTGAAATATTTAGGTGCTCCGACATTTGCTTACAGGGTAGATAATTTTACCATTGATAAAGATGGTAACCTTGCCTTTGAAGACAAAACTGACAGCGAAATAGTAGAGCGTTTGCTTGAACATCTCTATGATGAAGGCTATGAATGTGAGAATATAGCTGAAGAACCACAGGGTATTGCAATTCAAATGCCACTGGAAGGGTTTGACGATGGTTCACTTAAGAACTTACGCACCCTAGTTGAGGCAAAAGGCAATCTTATTAAAAAAGCAATCGGAGTAAATGAACTTCCAATTAACATCCTTAATGATAGATTGGATTTTCCTTGGTTTCCTGAAGAGCCTACTCCAGATGAAGTAAAGGCCTATATGCATTTTATAACGGCTCTTTGCAATTTAGCAAAGAAACAAAAAAGGGTAACTGTAAAGAAAAAAGATATCGATAACGAGAAGTATGCATTCCGTTGTTTCCTTTTAAGGCTTGGTTTTATTGGAAGTGAGTATAAGGAAGAACGCAAGATTCTTCTTCACAGATTAACAGGGTCAACTGCATTTAAAAATGGCAAAAAGGATGAGGAGGTGAAATCATGCGAGTAATTTCTAAAGAGGAACTAAAAAGCCTTCGTAAGCAATATACAGCAGGATGTCGAGTTGAACTTCTACAGATGGATGACATACAAGCACCACCAATAGGAACAAAAGGAACAGTTATTGGTGTTGATGATATTGGTTCAATCATGGTGAAATGGGACAATGGTTGTGGCCTTTCGGTAGCCTATGGCGAAGATAGGTGTAGGAGGATTGACAATGAATAAGAAAATTAAAGAACAGATTCTTGCAGTTCGTGATACAGGCCTTACCAATATGTTTGATATCCATGCGGTACAAAGAATTGCCTATGAAATGGATTTTTATGAACTGGTGAATTTCATTGAAGATGAAAAGGAAAAGTATGTGAAATTCATAATCAACGGTCAAGAGGATTAAGTTATGTGGAAAGAAGGAAGTTTGAAAGTTTATAATAGTATTTTCCACTATTGGATGAAAGTTTATGATGAAAGCAGTAAGTTCGGTATTGATGGAGGTAGGGTCAGCAAACTTCACTTTAAAGCGTAACGGTGAAATTGTATGCAACTATGATAGAGGTTGGGATATAAAGCCGGTTGATAAAGAAACACAGCGTGCACTCGAAGTACTTCTCCACAGTGAGAATTACTAATTTGCAAAATAAAATATAAATGGATAGGGATTGAGCTATAAGGCTCTTTCTCTCATAATACAGCTGAAATAAGGCTGTATTTTTATGTTTACAAAAAGGAGGTGACCGCATATCAAAAAGCTGAAGGAATACAAACCGACTCGATTTAAAGCAAAGGATTCATACTATGATAAGGATGCTGCAGATTATGCGGTCGGTTTTATAGAATGTTTGTGTCATACCAAAGGCATATGGGCAGGAAAGCCGTTTGAACTAATTGATTGGCAGGAGAGAATAATTCGTGATATTTTTGGCATTTTAAAGCCAAATGGCTACAGGCAGTTTAATACGGCATATATAGAGATACCAAAAAAAATGGGTAAATCAGAACTTGCTGCAGCTGTGGCATTATTACTTTGCTGCGGCGATGGTGAGGAACGTGCTGAAGTTTATGGGTGTGCCGCTGACCGTGGGCAAGCTACCATTGTTTTTGATGTAGCAGCCGATATGGTGCGTATGTGTCCAGCACTGAATAAGCGAGTGAAAATCCTCGCATCGCAGAAAAGAATCATATATTTGCCTACTAATAGTTTTTATCAAGTGCTGTCCGCTGAGGCCTACAGCAAGCACGGATTTAATATTCATGGGGTTGTATTTGATGAGTTGCATACGCAGCCCAATAGAAAACTTTTTGATGTAATGACAAAAGGCTCTGGTGATGCCAGAATGCAGCCATTGTATTTTCTTATCACTACAGCTGGAACGGATACAAAATCTATTTGCTATGAAACACATCAAAAAGCAAAAGACATCTTGGAAGGCAGAAAGATTGACACTAGATTTTACCCAGTTATTTACGGTGCAGATGAGTCGGATGATTGGACTGACCCAAAAGTATGGAAGAAAGCAAACCCCTCTCTTGGAATTACAGTTGGCATTGATAAGGTAAAGGCTGCTTGTGAATCTGCAAAGCAAAACCCTGCTGAAGAAAACTCTTTCAGACAATTAAGGCTTAATCAATGGGTAAAACAAGCAATCCGTTGGATGCCAATGGATAAGTGGGATAAATGTGCCTTTGCTGTATCAGAGGAAGATTTAAAAGGCAGAGTCTGCTATGGTGGTCTTGACCTTTCTTCTACAATAGATATCACGGCATTTGTGCTAGTATTCCCACCAATAGATGAAGATGACAAGTATCATATTTTACCTTATTTTTGGATACCCGAGGAGAACCTTGATTTAAGAGTAAGACGTGACCACGTTCCTTACGATGTATGGGAAAAACAAGACTTTCTTAAAACAACCGAGGGTAATGTTGTTCATTATGGGTTTATAGAGAAATTCATAGAGGAACTTGGCATGAAATTTAACATAAGAGAAATCGCATTTGACCGTTGGGGTGCTGTTCAGATGGTACAAAACCTTGAGGGAATGGGGTTTACCGTTGTTCCATTTGGACAGGGATTTAAAGATATGAGCCCTCCAACAAAAGAATTAATGAAACTAGTATTGGAAGAGAAAATGGCGCATGGTGGGCATCCTGTTTTAAGGTGGATGATGGATAATATCTACATCCGTACCGACCCGGCAGGTAATATAAAACCGGATAAAGAAAAATCAACAGAGAAAATTGATGGTGCTGTGGCAACGGTTATGGCCCTTGACAGAGCAATCCGCTGTGGTAATGGTACGAGTGCTTCGGTATATGACGAGCGAGGGATTTTGTTTATTTGAAAGGAGTGTGATTTTACATGAGCATATTTAGCGGCCTTTTTAGGTCAAGAGATAAGCCTACTAACAGAACTGTTGGTTCAAGCTATGCCTTCTTTTTAGGAGGTTCAAATTCTGGGAAAGTTGTGACAGAACGCTCTGCCATGCAGATGACAGCGGTTTATTCTTGTGTTCGTATTTTAGCAGAGGCGGTTGCGGGTTTGCCTTTACACCTTTATCGCTATACTGATGATGGTGGCAAAGAAAAAGCACTTGACCATCCGTTATATCATCTGTTCCATGAAGAGCCTAACCCTGAAATGAGTTCATTTGTGTTTAGAGAAACGCTTATGACTCATTTGCTTTTATGGGGTAATGCTTATGCACAGATAATTCGTAATGGTAAGGGTCAAATTGTTGCACTTTATCCGCTTATGCCAAACAAGATGACAGTGGATAGAGATGAAAACGGTCAGCTGTATTATCTATATACCAGATCATCGGATGAAGCTCAAACTATGAAAGGGGTCACAGTCAAACTTAGTACTTCTGATGTTCTGCATATTCCTGGACTTGGGTTTGATGGTCTTGTTGGATACTCGCCAATTGCAATGGCAAAAAATGCTATTGGTCTTGCAATCGCCACGGAAGAATATGGAGCTAAATTTTTTGCTAATGGGGCAGCACCAAGTGGTGTGCTTGAACATCCAGGAACAATTAAAGACCCTAGCAAAGTTCGTGAGGCTTGGCAGACACAGTTTGGAGGCAGTGCTAATTCCAACAAAATAGCTGTGCTTGAAGAAGGAATGAAATATACACCGATATCAATTTCACCCGAACAGGCACAGTTTCTTGAAACAAGAAAATTTCAGATAAATGAGATTGCTCGAATTTTCCGAGTACCACCACATATGGTTGGTGATTTGGAGAAGTCGAGTTTTTCTAATATTGAGCAACAATCACTAGAATTTGTAAAATACACACTTGACCCTTGGGTAGTCCGTTGGGAGCAATCGTTGTCACGTATTCTTTTTACTCCAGAAGAAAAAAAGAAATACTTCTTTAAATTCAATGTAGAGGGACTGCTTAGAGGTGACTATGCAAGCCGTATGAACGGTTATGCGACAGCAAGCCAAATTTATTCTATGCTTATGGATTATAAGGGGGATATAACTGTGAAGATTGACGGTATTGCTGCTAGTGCTGCATCCGTTATTGCTATGGCAGGTACAAATGTTCTAATGTCTCCTACTGCACTTATGATGATTCATAATCCTGCAACTATTGCAGTTGGTGACCACGAAGATATGCAAAAAGCTATGGATATGCTCGGTGAAGTTAAGGAAAGTATTATCAATGCTTATGAAATCAAGACTGGTCAATCGCGCACTAAACTTTCGCATCTTATGGATTCGGAAACTTGGATGAATGCAAACAAGGCAATAGAATATGGCTTTGCAGATGATGTGCTTAAAGATGAAAAATTAACCGATATTGCCGTTTCTGCATATGCATTTTCTAGAAAAGCAGTTGCAACCAATCTGCTTAACAAAATTGCGGAAAAGACTACACACGTAACTGCAGTGAAAACTGCTAAACCCGAAGGACGCTCTGTTGAAGAACTTAAAGAGCGTCTTTTTGCTATTAAAAAATATTTATAAATGGAGGAATTACCTATGACTATTACAGAAATGCGTGAAAAACGTGCAAAGATGTGGAATACAATGGAAGGTTTCCTTGATACCCACAGAAATGAAAAGGGTGTTTTAAGTAGCGAAGATGATGCTACTTATACCAATATGGAAAAAGACCTTGATGATCTCACTAATGAAATCAAACGTATGGAGCGAAAAGATGCCATTGAGGCAGAACTTAATAAGCCTGTGAATATACCCCTTACTGAAAAACCTATGAATGTCAAAGATGATAACAAAACCGGCCGTGGCTCCAATGAATACACGAAGAGTTTCTGGAATGTAATGCGTTCCAAGGCTCCTATCCCTTCTGCTATAAATGCTCTGCAGGTTGGGACTGATTCGGAGGGCGGCTACCTTGTTCCTGATGAGTTTGAGCATACACTGGTTGAGGCTCTCCAAGAAGAGAATATTTTTCGTCAGCTTGCAAAGATTATCCAGACTTCTAGTGGTGACCGCAAGATTCCTGTTGTTGCAACTAAAGGTAGTGCATCTTGGATTGATGAAGAAGGTGCTTTCACTGAGAGTGATGATTCCTTTGGTCAGGTGTCTATTGGCGCTTATAAGCTTGGCACAATGATTAAGGTGTCCGAAGAACTTTTAAACGATAGTGTATTTGATCTTGAGAGCTATATTACTAAGGAATTTGCTCGCCGTATTGGAACTAAAGAAGAGGAGGCATTCTTTACTGGTGATGGTTCTGGAAAACCTTTAGGTATTCTTGCTACAACAGGTGGTGCCCAAACAGGTATCACAACAAAAGGAGAAAATGCTATTACGTCTGATGAGGTAATTGATCTATTTTATAGCCTTAATGCACCTTATCGTAAGAATGCCATATGGATTCTTAATGATGCAACTATAAAGGCTATTAGAAAGCTTAAAGATGGCAGTGGTCAGTATTTATGGCAGCCTTCCCTTACTACAGGAGCTCCTGATACTTTACTGGGAAGACCGGTTAAAACTTCTGCTTATATGCCTACTATTGCAGCAGGAGCAAAGACTATTGCATTTGGTGACTTTGGTTATTATTGGATTGCAGACCGTCAAGGTAGATCTTTTAAGAGACTTAATGAACTGTATGCTGCAACGGGACAGGTTGGGTTCCTTGCATCTCAACGTGTAGATGGGAAACTTATTCTTTCAGAAGCTATTAAAGTTCTTGCTCAGAAATCTTAAGGAGGAATGACCTATGAGTTATAATGCTAAAAACTATACCGAACAGGGCGGCGAAAAAACCGTTATTGGTGGAACTCTTGAAATCAGTGGCACTCTAGAAATTAAGGAGGGTGCTGCAATTTCTGGTCTTCCAAAAGCTGAAATGCAGGCAGACAGTACAGCAGAGGATATATCAAGTCTTGTTACAGACTTTAATGCACTTCTTACAAAACTTAAAGCTGCTGGTTTTATTGCAACGGAATAACAAAGGAGGAGGTGGTGATGGCAACTACAGGATTACTTGATAAAGTAAAGCAAAATCTCATAATCGACCATACGGCAGATGATGTGCTACTTAACAGTTATATCACTGCCGCCGTTTCTTATGCGGAAAGTTATCAGCATATTGAAGAAGGTTATTATACAACTAATGTTATGCCTGCTACTACAGAACAAGCAATAATTATGCTTGTAAGCCATTTTTATGAATCAAGAGATGGTTCTACAGGTGGATTTTTTGCAGACAATGTTTCTGCAAGTCAGCAAGTTTGGAATACGGTCAATCTTCTTTTGCGGCTTGACCGTGATTGGAAGGTGTGAGATGAGTTTTGGTAAGATGAACAGTTTTGCTGATATTAAAGCAATAACAAAAACAAAAGATGCCGAAGGGTTTGCAACTACTGCAGAAACATCACTTGCTTATGTTCGTGTTTATAGAGAAGGCAGGCATGGGAGTGTGCGTTGGGCAAACCTTGCTGCTTTTTCGGAGGCTACAGACCTTTTTAGATTCCGCATTATTCCAGGAGTTACTGTTACAACTGAGCATTTCATTGAGTGTGATGGTGAACGTTTTGATATTATTTCTGTAGAAAATGTTAAAGGACGTGGAATGTATATAGAGGTTTTAGCTAAAAAGGTGGTGAGTACGGTTGGCAAAGGTTGATATAAAGATGCCAGAAGATTTTCTACTTAAAATGTCTAGACTTGGGGACAAGAGTGATGATATTGCAGAAAAGGTACTTGAGGCGGGTGGTGACGTTATCCTTTCTAAAGTAAAAAGTAATCTGTCATCTGTGGTTGGTAAGAATACAAAGTATGAATCTCGTTCCACAGGAGAGCTTACAAATGCTCTCGGTGTAACTGCAGTCAAAATGGACAGAAACGGCAATCACAATGTAAAAATTGGTTTTGCAGAACCAAGATCTGAAGGAGAAAGCAATGCTAAACTCGCCAATATTATTGAGTATGGTAAGCATGGTCAGCCTGCAAAGCCTTTTTTGAAACCGGCAAAAAATTCCTCAAAAGCAGAGTGCATATCTGTTATGCAGAGCACATTTGAAGAGGAGGTTCGAAAACTATGAGTGTTCTATCTGATTTGAAAAAAACATTAGAGCCTTTATTAATCCCTATTGAAACAGGGGTATTTTCTAATAATGCTCCATCTAGTTACATCGTAGTTGTGCCTATGTATGACACTTTTGAGCTTCATGCAGATAATGAACCTAGCATTGATGTTCAAGAGGCTCGGATTTCTTTGTTCTCTAAAGGAAGTTATACAACAGCGAAAAATGCTATCGTGCGAGCATTACTCTCTGCTGATTTTACAATTACCGCACGAGGATATGTCGGTTACGAAACCGAAACAGGCTATCATCACTATAATGTGGATGTAGCTAAATTTTATGAAATGGAGGAAAACTAAATGGCTACAATTGGTCTTGATAAACTTTATTATGCTCCGATTACTGAAGATGCAGTTACAGAAGAGGAAACCTATGACACCCCCGTACAGCTTGCAAAGGCGATTTCTGCTGAATTATCTGTTGAACTTGCTGAGGCTACTCTTTATGCAGATGATGGAGCATCTGAAGTTGTAAAGGAATTTAAAAATGGTACGCTTTCTCTGGGTGTGGATGATATTGGAACAGCAACGGCTGCAGCACTTACGGGGGTATCTGTTGATAACAATAATGTTGTTATTTCTGCAAGTGAGGACGGTGGTAACCCAGTTGCGATTGGATTTCGTGCTAAGAAATCTAATGGTAAGTATAAGTATTACTGGCTTTATCGTGTTAAGTTCGGTGTTCCAGCTACAAATCTTGCTACCAAAGGTGATAGCATTACATTTTCTACACCTACCATTGAGGGGACTGTACTTCGCAGAAATAAAGCAGATGCAAGTGGCAAGCATCCATGGAAAGCTGAAGTTACTGAAGGAGATGCTGATGTTCCAGCATCTGTTATTAGTGATTGGTACACTCAGGTTTATGAACCTAATTTTGTAGAGTAGGGAGGAACGATAAATGAATAATGAACGTACAGCAAATATTATGATTGGTGATGAAGAACATAAACTTCTTCTTACCACAAAGGCAACAAAAGAAATAGCAGGTCGCTATGGTGGTCTTGAAAACCTTGGTGATAAGTTAATGAAATCAAAAAATGTTGAAATGGCTCTTTCAGAAATCGTATGGCTTATTACGTTACTTGCAAATCAAAGCATTCTCGTTTATAACCTTAAGCACAAGGAACAGCCAAAGGATTTGCTTACGGAAGATAAGGTAGAAATTCTGACTAGTCCTATTGATTTGGCTGAATACAAAGAGGCCATTATGAATGCTCTTTATAAGGGCGCAAAACGAAATATAGAAAGTGAACCAGAATCAAAAAACATGGTGGCCCCGTAAGTGATGAAGAATTATTTACGAGGCTTTTATATTACGGCATTAGTCAATTGCATCTTACACAAGATGAATTTTGGCTGATGCCGTTTGGTTTATTTCTTGATTTATGGGAGTGCCATAAGCAGTATAACGGTTTATCTCGTCCTAAACGGGAAATGTTTATTGATGACATCATACCAGATGGAATTTGATAAAGGAGGTGGAAAGCATGGCAGATAATTTTGGCTTGAAAATAGGTCTGAGGGCGAAAAAGAATTCAAGAAGGCTCTTACTGAAATCAATCGAACCTTTAGGGTTCTTGGATCTGAAATGAAACTAGTAGCATCACAATTTGATAAAAATGATAATTCTGTACAGGCTCTTACAGCTAGGAACCAAGTCTTGAATAAAGAAATTGATGCTCAAAAGAGTAAGATTGAAACTCTGCGTGGTGCTTTAAATAATGCTGCCACTTCCTTTGGAGAGAATGACCGTAGAACGCAAAATTGGCAGATACAGTTAAATAATGCATTAGCTACTCTAAACAATATGGAACATGAACTTGACCAGAATAATTCTGCACTTGTAGAAGCAAATGCCAACTATGATGATGCCGAAGAATCTCTTAATAATATGAACCGTGAAATGGATGATGTTACAGATAGTGCAGATGATATGGGGGATGAAATTGAAGATGCAGGTGACTCTGCCCAAAAGTCTGAAAATAAGTTTAAGGGGTTAGGTACTGCGCTCAAATCAGTAGGTGTCGCAATGGGTGCAGTGGTTGTAGCTGCCGGTGCTGCAGCTGTCAAACTAGGTAAAGAGGTTATATCAGCTTATTCTGATTATGAACAACTTGTCGGTGGTGTCGATACTTTATTCCAAGAATCATCGGGTAAACTACAAGAATATGCAGCTAATGCATATAAAACGGCAGGTCTGTCTGCAAATGAATATATAGAAAATGTTACAAGTTTTTCTGCAAGTTTGATTTCTAGTCTTGGTGGTGACCAGAAAAAGCAGTGGAATATGCTGATATGGCTATAACGGATATGTCTGATAATGCTAATAAAATGGGTACGGATATGTCTGCCATTCAAAATGCATATCAGGGCTTTGCAAAGCAGAACTATACGATGCTCGATAATTTGAAACTCGGATATGGAGGTACCAAGACCGAGATGGAAAGATTGCTTGCTGATGCAGAGGCTATATCGGGTATTCACTATGATATAACATCGTATGCAGATGTTGTTTCTGCAATTCATGTAATACAGGAAAATATGGGAATAGCAGGAACTACTGCAGCAGAGGCAGAGCATACAATTTCCGGTTCTATTAATTCACTGCAATCTTCAATCAGTAACTTAGTTGTAGGTTTCGGTAATGCGGATGCAGATATGGAATTGTTATGCCAGAATGTTGTGGATGCATTTAAAAATGTGGTAACAAATATAACTCCAATTATTGCAAATATTGTGGCTGCACTTCCTATGGCAACAGGTGCACTATTAGAGTCGGTATCAGATTTGTTGCCAATGTTAATACAGACAGTTACAGATTTGTTTTCTCAAGTGTTAAATACCCTCTTAAATTTACTGCCTAATCTTATTCCCGCGGCGGTAGATGCTGTTATTACAATTGTAGATACAATAATTGAAAATCTACCGCTACTGATAGATGCAGCGGTTCAGATGATAGCAACTTTGGTTCAAGGCATTGGTGAGTCATTACCACAACTAATCCCTGCAGCAGTAAATGCAATTGTTACAATCGTCCAAGGATTACTTGAAAATCTTCCTATGCTACTTGATGTTGCACTTCAATTGATACTAGGTTTGGCACAGGGACTTCTTGATGCAATACCTCAATTAATTGCAGCACTTCCTACAATCATTACGGCAATTGTGGAGTTTGTTATTAATGCAGTACCCCAGGTTATTGATGCAGGTATTCAGCTTTTGACTTCCCTTGTGTCTGCTTTACCGGAAATTATTACAGTAATTGTAGAGGCAATTCCACAGGTAATAGATGGTATTCTTACCGCAATACTGGGTGCTATTCCCCAGCTGATTCAAGCAGGCATTGATTTGCTTGTCGCTCTTATACAAAACTTGCCAACTATCATCACTACAATTGTGAGTGCAATACCTCAGATTATTTCAAGTATTGTAAACGCTCTTGTGGGCAATATCGATAAGATTATTATGGCGGGCGTTCAGCTTTTCGTTGCATTGATTCAGAATCTACCTACCATTATTGTTGAGATTGTAAAAGCAGTTCCACAAATAATTGCAGGAATTGTTTCTGCCTTTACAAATAGTATGGGAAAGATTGTAGAAATCGGTGGAAACATTGTAAAGGGTCTGTGGCAAGGAATTCAGCAGCTTTCATCATGGCTATGGGATAAGGTCAGTGGATGGATTAGTGGTATTTGGGATGGAATCTGTGACTTCTTTGGTATTCATTCTCCGTCAAAGCAAATGGGATGGGTAGGAGAAATGCTTGTTAAAGGTCTTACTAATTCCATAGATAATAATGGTGATAATGCTGTGAAAGCAGCTGAGGTTATGAGTAATGACATTAACGATGTTATGACTGGTCTTGCTGATGATATGAATACGGCACTTCCATCCAACTTTTCTGTGAATACATCGGGTGGAGATGTTATTTCAAATATAGCACCTTCTTCTAATGGCTTTGGAGGCTCTCTTGTTACGGTTCAGCAGATGGTTGTTCGGAGTGATGAAGATATACGAAAAGTATCACAAGAATTATATAATTTGATTCAAACCGGCTCACGTGCTCAAGGTCGGTTTACAACTGCTTAGGGGGTGAGCTTATGGGTTTTTCTTATAATGATATTTCTTCAAATAGCATGGGACTTAAAGCCAGACTTACTTCATGGCAAGTCTGTGGGGGTATGCGAAATTTCACGACAACTGTTCCAGGAAAATATGGTGTAACAGATTTTGGTGCAGACTTTGATTTCCGTGAAATTACAGTAGCTTGTAATATCTTTCCCAAGCATACATTCTCTGCGTTAGTTAAAACCATTGATGAAATTTCTACATGGCTTGACCCTATGCAGGGATTAAAACAACTTATTTTTGATACAGTACCGGATAGATATTTTATGGCAAGGTTAAACGATAAGGTTGATTGTGAGAGGCTCATTCGTTCAGCTGGAAGTTTTAATTTAAAGTTTTTTTGTCCAGATCCATTTGCTTATGCAGTAATAGATGAAACCTACAATATTACGGAGGAAGGGGCTCATACGGTTATAAGGACCAAAGGCAACATCAAATCCAATCCAATCTACTGTATCCAAGGAATAGTTACCCCATCTGTAAACAACTATATAACAATTACAACTAGTAGTAAAGAATTAAAGATTGTAAATGCGGTTTTGTCAGACAATGAAACACTTGTAATTGATGCCGATAAAATGACTGCTTATGTGGAGGATGAGAATGGTATAGTTATGAGAAATGCTTTGCCATATTTGGAAGAATTAAATTTTCCATACCTTGATGTTGGCGCAAATACTATAACAATAGAAACAAGTAATGCTACTTTTACCAAGTTGAATATTTATGCAAAGAGTAGATGGAGGTGATGGAATGTCTTTAAAAACAATTTTAAATAAGCAGACGGATTTCACAGGTGAATTCCCAGTTGATTATGCAAAATCCGGACTATGGAGATTCAATGATACATCTGTTGATGATGATTATTGTGTTATTGATTCTTCTGGGTTAAACCGTAAGATGAAGATTGTGAATTATTTAGGGACGACTGCAAGTTTGCTTAATGGTCAAAAAGGAGGATATGTAAGGATTAACATCAGTAATCCATCTACAGAAAAGACATATCTCAAAGTAGAAAATGATGGTAGCTTTTTTGCTGATATAGGTGAACGCATTATTGTTGGTGGTTGGATAAAACCGACAACTTATTCTGTTGGAAACACATATTGTCCAATATTTAATACTCGATATGGTCCTGGACAGCCTATTTTTTATCTTTCCCTTTATAGTGGAAGGCCGAGAATTATGCTTTATAATTCATCTGGTTCACTTATATTGGATAAATCACTCACATCAACCATTACGCTTGTAAACGGAGGTGTATATTTTATTGCAATGGTAATAGAGCCAAATAATAAAAAAGCTTGGATTGTTCTAGGTGACCGTGACAGTGGTGAAAGCTGGGTATCAGATGAAAATACTTTCACAGGGACGCTTAATCCCTCTTGCGTGGCTGACATTGTTATGGGTATGCACGCTGATGCTTACTGGTATGCAGGTAGCTTTGATGATTGGTTTCTAGATATGGATTCTAATCTAACAACAGATGACCTTGTAAATTATTTTAATGCATCCCTTTGTGCAAATGGTGGTGATACAAGTGGGAATATTGATGCTATTACGGAACCAGGGACAGTTATGTTACGTAGTACAAATGGTGTATATAAAGCAGAAGGTACACTTTATACGGCACCTGCTGTTTGTAATTTATCTGGCATAGGTAAGGTATCTGTTACAAGTGAATATATCTCGGGCACAACAGCTGTCGGTACAATTGAAACTTCTACAAGTGATGACCTTATTAACTGGAGTGATTGGGTTGCAGTTCCAACGGATGGGAAACTAAAATCACCAAATAAAGCTTATATTCGGTTTAGAGTAATGCTTAGTACTACGGATACAAGCAAGACTCCAAAGCTTTCGGAGATTAGGTTATATGATATTCCAAAGTCACCTTATGAAAAAATTGGCTATGCAAGACCGGTGGTCCTTGATAGTAACGGAGCATGGGAAGCTGTTCTTGAAAATGCATACAATATTGTGGTTACAAGCGAAATTAATGGTGAAGATACACTTTCTTTTAACATTCCATATCGTGACACAAAGAGAAAATATATTGACAGCGAAAAGAAAATACAAATTGTCGATGATATTTATAAAGTTCGTACTATTACGGATATAAAGGATAGTGAAGGTAATCTTGCAACAGAGGTGTATGCAGAAGCAGAGTTTTATGATCTCACTTTTTCAGTTAGAAAAGAGGAATACAAATTTGATGCAGAAACAGCAGAGGTTGCCATGGCATATGCACTTGAAGGCACAGAGTGGAATGTTGGTACAGTTAATGTTAAGACAAAGAGAACTTGGACCAGTACAGAAAAAAATGCTCTTTCAATTCTTCGCAGCATAGCAGATTTTCACGGCGGTGACCTTGTTTTTGACTGTCCAAACAGGCTGGTACATCTTCTGAGTATAAATGGTAAGGATAGTGGTGCCTTGTTTGCATATAAGAAAAATATGAAAAGCATTAAACGTGTGGTAGATACGAGAAGTCTTGTAACAAGGCTCTATGCTATTGGTGCGGATGGTCTAACTTTTGCTGATATAAATAATGGCAAACCTTATATTGAGAATTATACCTATTCATCTGATATTCGTATTACTACGTTGGATTGTTCCTCATTTACCAATCCTTATCAAATGAAAGAGTATGCCGAAATGCGACTTGCTGAGTACTGTAAACCATCTATTTCCTATGTTCTTAATGCCATGGACTTATCTGTTCTTACAGGATATGAACATGAGTCTTGGTCACTTGGGGATTATGTTCATGTTGAAGATAAAGACTTAGGACTTTCTGTTACAACTCGTGTTGTTCGCAGAGAATATAATTTGCAAGAGCCGTGGAATACAGTACTTGAACTTTCTACTACGCTTAAGAATCTTGGTAGTTCTGCAAGTCAATGGGATAATCTAGCCGATTCTTTAGAGGGTACGAGCATGGTTACCAATAATGATATCCGTGAAATGGTGCCTTTTAATCTACTTCGAAATTCTCGTGCAGATGATGGTATGGCATATTGGGTAAACTCAGGTTTTGAGGCTGATAGTGATAATGGTGTAAGTGGCACAGGATCTTTTAAAGCAACAGGAGTGGCAGGTATGACGAAAAGTATGTCACAGACAGTTTATCCTGCGAATCGGTCAAGCTACACGTTATCTGCTCAGATTGCCTCTGAAGATTTAGAAAAGTTAAGTGATGATTCACAGGTAGGTTTTGAAGTGGTTATTAAATATGAAGATGGAACTACGGAAACACGATTTATTGATTTGTATTAGGGGGTGGACTTGTGGCATATTTTTCAAGAACAACAGAAAAGATAACTCCTCAAAGTTACTATTCAAAAGTTAAGTCCATTACCATTTGTGTCTGTATAACTAATTGCACAGGCACATTTTATATTACTGATTTGTTTTTACAAGCAGGATCTGTTGCTACTGGATGGGTAGGTCATCCGTGTGAAATAAGGTGGACGTTAGATGGCTAAAACTTCTTTTATTCGATTAGCAGAAGTGATTAACAAAAAGCAAAATAAAAGAGTTGTTAGTGTAATTATTAAACCTACCATAAACAATTGCACTGGAACAATATGGTTTACTGATCTTCAGCTTCAAGAAGGACCAGTACTTAACGGTTATACTCCACATACAGAGAGCAGACTTTTAAAATTCCGTGAAGACGGCGATATCAAATCACCTGTTTGGTTTAACGGTGTGGTGAGGTCTGAGGAAACAATCATTTTATTTAATGTTGGAGAAACATCAGCTGGTCTTGATATTCATATTTATCCAAAGTCTGATATGAAAGAAGGTTCAGTTAAGTTGTGTCAAGGTGTTAGCGGTCAGAAGGTATCTTTCCCAAATTCAATTGCAAAGGATGCTGACTTGGCACTTCTGGCGTCTACAAGTGGGTGTACAAAAAATGATGTCAGTGAACCAAAAGATGGCTTTTATCAATATAGTGCTGCTTGGGATTCAAAACATAAGGTAACCCTTGAACAAGGTAAAACAGCGAGAGTGCTATTTTATATGCAAGAAATGCAGGATGGAGGTGAGCCATTTTGATAGACAAACTAAAAGGTAAAAGAATCATGGTGTGGACATTTATGGGCAATACTAGAATGTATCAAGCACTTCAAAGTTACGGTGACCGCATTGACACTGTTGGACTTTTTTCATTTAAGGTCAGAGCCACTGGTGAAATATATGAAATTGGAGTAAGTATCAGCAGTATGCTTACCTATATTAATCAATATCCTCATATCAAATGGTTACTTACTATATCAAATGATGGTACCAACAGTATCTTCAAGGCACTGCGAGATAATACAAATGGTGCACAGGATATGTTTCTTTCTGAAATCGTCCGAATCATGGAGAAGTATCCGTGGTGTAGTGGTATTGATATCGACCTTGAAAAGGGTGATGATTATTCCACACACGCAGCATCAACAGCAATGTTTTGTAATATATACAATACAGTAAAAGCATATGATTCAACGAAACTCATGAATATCTGCCTTCCTGGAATGACAAGCGTCAACGGTTCAGTTGGTGGTGAAAACTGGTGCGTTTATGCTGATTTAAACAATTATTGTGATACGGTTTCTATTATGAGTTATGGAATGGCATGGGCTGGATCTGCTCCTGGGCCTGTTTCTCCCCGCAGTTGGCTTGAGGGTATATATGATTATGCGGTTACTGTTATAAACCCAGAGAAAATATTTTTTGGAATGCCTGCATATGGATGGAATTGGCGAATTCATGATACACCCGAAAATCTCGGTAGGACTTATCGAGGAACTTCTAATACTTACTATGCGGCAAAATACTGGATGACTGGAATATATAATTTTACAGATGATGCACCTCCACAACCTTTTATTCCTATAGTAGCTTATTGGGATGATAATAATAAAGTGCCATGGGCATTACCTCATGTTTATGATTATATGGAAGGAAGGGACGCTATAAGTTATGAATATCCTCAAATGCAGGAAACATATAACGGAAGGCATTATCTAACAGCATATAGTAAACAACAGCATACAGAATTTGGAACAATTTATATTGACCACGATGCTATGCCAGACAGCTATTTAGGTGTTGTTTCTGTATCTGAGACGATGACTACCCTTGGTGATGAAGGTGAGGCTACATATAATTTTTCGGTATCACAATCTGGTACTTATGATATAGCAATACAGCTTTGCTATCCTTTTTGGGATAAAAACAGCATTTATGTATCTCTTGATGGTGATATTGTGCATTTTTCTGAGAGCCGACTATGGTGGCCATATTGGAGGACTACCTTTTGGACAACTCTTGCAAGCGGTGTTTCTCTATCAGTGGGGACTCATACAATTACCATTTCTGTTGGAGTAAATGGTGTGCAGTTTTATGGCTTTAAAGTTTGTTCTTCATTTAGTGAAGAACCTACAGTTGGAGAGGCTACATATAGACTTGCACCCAGACAATTTAAAGATGTAAATGGTGATATGGTAGGCCCTGCCACAGGTTTTAAACTGACGCTTGAAATGTTGCGAAGAAAGCCAGATTCAGCGCTTGTTTGGTATGAGGATTTTAGAGATGATACTCCGTTACCTGAGAGCTATTGGACAACTCTATCTGGACAATGGAGTGTCTGGCAGGATGGGAGTAGTATTGAAACAAGGCCGTACTCACAATTAGAAGGATACGGCGAGCTTGCTTGGAACTATAACAGTTTTTCTGATATACATTTACGAGCACAGATAATATTTCCAGAAAATTTCAGTGGTAAGGCTGGCATTTTTCTTGGGAACTTATTTTGTTGCTTTAACTATGGTACACAAGCAATTGAATTGTATGAAGGTGCTACACTTAAAGGAAGTTATTTTACTAGCTTTTCCAAAACTACTGATGAAGATCTTCGTTCTAATCCAAATGTGTATACACTTGAAATGCGTAAACGTGGGAATACAGTGAGGGTGTATTCGTCTGCATCTCATACTTTGCGTTTTACAGCTACAGTTAGCAGTGGCAGCGGTTATGCTGGTATTCGTTCAGATAGTAACGTTAATTGTCAGCTTTTAAGATTAGGTGATGCATGGACTTATGAACCATATGAACAGTTTGATGTTTATATGCCAGATGGTAGCTTTAAAAGCTATGGCAGAATATCTCGTAGTCACTGCATATGGGATAATAAATTTAAGGTATTTACTCTCACATCGGATATAGAAGAGCCATCAACTAGAACTGAGGATATTTCTCTTGATTATGATTTCTTTCATTCAGACATAATGACTTCTGTTGCTTGTGGTAATGATTACACAGCAAGGATTGTGCCGAGGGATATCAATATTTGGATATCAAGAATTTTCTTGGGTGATGCTGATGGTTTTTCCATTCTTTACTACCAAGATGTAGATAGTCTTGTATATTGGGCAAACGAGGCGGCATACCGATGGAAGTTACGAGGAATGTGTATATGGTCACTCGGTCAAGAAGATATGAGGTTGTGGGAATGGTTGCCAAAACAAACATAATGGTGTTACAGGCATCTGCAAAAGCAGGTGCTTTTTTAATACAGATTTTAAAGGAGGATATGAGTTTATGAAACAGATTTGGAGTGTTATTCAAGCCGTATTTACGGCGGTCGGCGGATTTCTTGGTTGGTTCTTGGGAGGTGTAGATGGGTTTCTATATGCACTGATTGCTTTTGTGGTCATTGACTATCTTACAGGTGTTATGTGTGCCATTGTAGATAAGAAACTATCAAGTGAAGTGGGTTTCAAAGGAATTTGCCTTAAAGTGCTTATTTTCACTTTGGTGGGTATTGGGAATATATTGGACAATTATGTGCTTGGAGAAGGAAATGCTGTAAGAACTGCCGTCATTTTTTTCTATTTGTCCAATGAAGGTATCTCTCTATTAGAAAATGCTGCACATATTGGGCTTCCAATTCCCGAGAAATTGAAAGAAGTTTTAGAGCAGTTACATAACAAAGGCGGTGAAAATGAATGAAGTTAGTTAAAAATATTTTGACAAAAAATCCATGTTATGTTGCAGGGAAAACGATAACCATTAAAGGTTTGATGCTGCATTCAGTTGGTTGTCCTCAGCCGAGTGCAGCTGTATTTATTAAAAATTGGAATAGTGAAAGCTATAATAGAGCCTGTGTGCATGGCTTTATTGATGGAAATGATGGTACGATTTATCAGACTTTGCCGTGGAATCATAGAGGTTGGCACTCTGGTGCAGCGGCAAATAACACTCATATTGGTATTGAAATGTGTGAGCCAGACTGTATTAAATATACTGGTGGCGCTACATTCATTTGCTCTGATATGGCTATGGCAAAAGAGGTAGCAACGAGAACATATAATGCTGCTGTAGAGCTTTTTGCATATTTGTGTGAGAAGTTTAATCTAGACCCCCTTGCAGATGGTGTGATTATTTCCCACTCGGAAGGACATAAACGTGGAGTTGCATCAAATCATGCAGATCCAGAACATTTATGGAATCAACTTAATATTGGCTATACAATGGACACTTTTCGTGCTGCTGTTAAGGAGAAAATGGAAAATAAAAATTTATCTGTTTCAATCGGGGATACTAAAGGCAGTTATCCCGAAAAGTTGTCCACAGGTTATTATCGTGTTCGTAAAACTTGGGAAGATAAGAAGTCACAGCTTGGAGCATACCGAGTACTTGTTAATGCCAAGGCACAGGCAGATAAAAATCCTGGATATCAGGTCTTTTCTGATAGTGGTGTACGCATTTATCCAATTTCTAAAAACATAACCTACAGAGAATATACAGTTGTTAAAGGAGATTCACTGTGGACCATTGCACATAAACTGCTGGGCAGCGGTATACGCTATACAGAAATTAAGGCGCTTAACAATCTTACATCTAATACTATTTACAGCGGTCAAATATTGAAAATCCCTAACTAAAACGTATGCCCTTGGAGGTTTAAAACTTCTGAGGGCATTATTTTTTTATCTTTTTTCTAAAAACGTCAGATTTCTCTTTCTCTTAAGGCTACTAAGTAGAGGGCAACAAATTAAACGCTCTCAGAAAGAGGTGAAAGTTATGAAACACAATTTGAAGATAAGTGTTTCAAAAGAACCACAAACAGGCGGAATTGTTACTTGCCGTAATGTCAGCATTAGGGAAAAGATACTTTGTTTTCTCTTTGGAAATAAACAACGAGTAACTATTCTTGTTCCAGGAGATAGCATCGAGGAACTTGCCATTTGTGAAACTAAGAAAGGAGGAACCGATGATGAGCAAAATCAAGTTACTGCTTGATGTGGTTGGTGATATGCGTTCACTTGCAGATAGCATACAAGCAGTTTGTGATGCAATGGGTACTGATGAATCTGCAGAATCTACTAAATTAACCACAGAAACAAAGCCAACGAAAGAAACAAAATTAACACTTGAAGAAGTACGTGGTGTGCTTGCCCAAAAGAGCCAGATTGGGTTTACATCAGAAGTAAGAGCAATTATTCAAAAGTATGGTGTCAACCGTTTAAGTGAAGTTGATCCAAAGCACTATGCTAAAATCTTAAAATCAGCGGAGGAATTAGGCAATGAATAATCACGCAGTTCTATCTGCATCCGCTTCACACAGGTGGCTAAATTGTCTACCGTCAGCAAGGCTTGAACTAGAATTTGAAAATAAAAGTTCTGAGGCCGCAAAGGAAGGAACGGCAGCTCATGAATTGTGTGAGCATAAATTAAAGAAAGCACTCCATATGAAGAGTAAGCGCCCTGTTTCAGAATATGACGATAATGACATGGAAAAATACACTGATACGTATGTGGATTTTGTTATGGAACAGTATGAAATGGCAAAGCAAGTATGCAAAGACCCTATTGTTCTTATTGAACAGCATCTTGATTTCTCATGCTATGTACCAGATGGATTTGGCACAGGAGACTGTATCATAATTGCTGATGATAAATTGCATATAATTGATTTTAAATACGGTATGGGGGTTCTTGTTGATGCAGAAGACAATCCTCAGATGAAATTATATGCTTTGGGTGCGCTTGAAATCTATGATAGCCTTTATGATATAAAGGAAGTGGCAATGACCATCTTCCAGCCAAGACGTGAGAATGTCAGCACTTGGACTATTGCTGTTGATGAGCTAAAAACTTGGGCAGAAAATGAACTAAAACCAAAAGCTATTATGGTCTATAACGGAGAAGGTGAATATGTACCTGGCGAGTGGTGTACTTTTTGTAGGGCAGCTGTTCGTTGCAGGGCTAGAGCCGAAGAAAAGTTAAAATTAGCACAATCAGAGTTTAAACTTCCACCATTGCTTACAGATGCAGAGATAGAAGAAATTCTTGCTATTCTTCCTGACCTTACAAAATGGGCAAATAAAATTACAGCGTATGCTTTAGATGCAGCAGTTAACCATGGGAAAGAGTGGTACGGCTTTAAAGTTGTGGAAGGACGTTCGGTTCGTAAGTATAAGGATGAAGATGCTGTAGCAGAAAAGGCAATGGCAAATGGATATAAGGACATTTATCGAAAGTCACTTATTCCATTGACACAGATGCAGAAATTAATGGGTAAAACCAAATTTGAGAAAATTCTTGGTGACCTTATTTACAAGCCACCAGGAAAGCCTACACTTGTTCCAAACTCAGATAAGCGTAAGACTTATAACGTAACAAATGCCATAAACGAATTTAACAAATACAAGGAGGAAATGTAAAATGGCTAATAATATTAATAGGACAAAGGTTATCACAGGTATAAACACAAGACTTTCTTATTTTCATGGATGGGAGCCAGTATCTATTAACGGTGGTGCTGAAAAATATAGTGTATCTGTTCTTATTCCAAAGGATGATAAGGAAACGATTAATGCAGTCAATGCAGCTGTTGATGCAGCAATCGAAGAAGGTATTGCTAAGTTTGGTGGTAAGAAACCAAATAAGGCTGCTATAAAACTTCCGCTCCGTAATGGAGATGTTGAGCGTGATGATGAAGCTTACAAGGGGCACTATTTTATCAATGCTAATAGCATGACAGCACCTCAAATTGTAGACAAAGCCGTAAAGCCTATCTTGGATCGTTCTGAAGTGTATAGTGGGTGTTATTCTAGAGTATCTCTAAATTTTTATGCCTTCAATTCTAATGGCAATAAGGGTGTTGCCTGTGGACTTGGTAATATCCAGAAAATTAAGGACGGAGAACCTCTCGGAGGAAAAACTTCTGCAGCAGATGATTTCACAACTCTTGAGGATGATGACTTTCTTGCTTAATAAGAATACTTACTTACAGGTGGTGGAGGAATACCCTTTGCCACCTTATTTTTTTTTTAGGAAGAGAGGTGCGTAATGAAGAATTTAGAAATAGATATTGAAACATATTCTTCAGTGAATCTTGCCAAAAGCGGTGTTTATCGTTATGCGGAGGCAAGTGATTTTGAAATACTACTGTTTGGATATTCAATCGATGGTGGCAAGGTAAATGTAATAGATATTGCTAATGGAGAAACAATTCCTGCTGAAGTACTTAATGCTTTAACTGATGATGCTGTTACTAAATGGGCATTCAATGCTCAGTTTGAGCGAATTTGTATTTCAAGGTTTTTATCTGATTTAGGAATAAGTTTAAATCCCCTTTCAACAGAACCTAAGAGATATTTAAATCCTGCATCATGGAAATGTTCAATGGTGTGGTCCGCCTATATGGGACTTCCTTTATCGTTGGTAGGTGTAGGAGCTGTTCTTGGACTTGAAAAGCAGAAACTTACTGAAGGCAAAGACCTAATTCGATATTTTTGTGTTCCATGTAATCCTACTAAGAGAAATGGCGGACGTACTCGTAATCTTCCAAAGCATGATATAGAAAAATGGAAGCGTTTTAAAACATATAACAAAAGAGATGTAGAAACTGAAATGCAAATTCAACAGAGGCTTTCTAAATTCCCTGTGCCAGATAGTGTATGGGATGAATATCACCTTGACCAGGAGATAAATGATCGTGGTATTAAAGTAGATAAGGTGTTTGTAAAACAGGCAATTGCAGCGGATAAGATTTCTCATGACAAGCTTATGACAGTTATGCAGGAACTAACCAAACTTGAAAATCCAAATTCTGTCCAACAGATGAAACAGTGGCTTTTGGAAAATGGACTTAAAACAGATACTCTTGGTAAAAAAGCAGTAGCAAAACTTATAGAGGATGCTCCAGAACGTTTAGTAAAAGTACTTAAACTTAGACAGCAACTTGCCAAATCATCTGTAAAGAAATATACAGCAATGGAAAATGCAATGTGTAGGGATAATCGTGTCAGAGGTATGTTCCAATTTTATGGTGCAAACAGGACGGGGCGCTTTGCTGGAAGGCTTGTGCAGTTGCAGAATTTACCACAGAATCATATGTCAGACCTTAGCGAGGCTCGTGCGCTTGTAAAAAGTGGCAACTACAATGCCATTGATATGTTATATGAAGACATCCCAGATACTTTATCACAGCTTATCCGCACAGCTTTTGTACCAAAAGAAGGGACACGGTTTATAGTAGCTGACTTTTCTGCAATTGAGGCTCGTGTGATAGCATGGTTTGCAGGAGAACAGTGGCGAGCAGATGTTTTTGCAAGTGGTGGTGATATCTATTGTGCATCAGCAAGTCAGATGTTCAAAGTTCCTGTCCAAAAGCATGGTGTTAATGGGCATCTAAGGCAGAAAGGTAAAATTGCAGAATTGGCACTTGGCTATGGTGGATCAGTTGGTGCATTAAAATCCATGGGTGCATTAGAAATGGGACTTGATGAAGAAGAACTTAGGCCACTTGTTGATGCATGGAGACAAACCAATCCAAATATTGTAAGGCTCTGGTGGGATGTTGATAATGCCGTTAAGAAGTGCATTAAGGAGAGGCAGCCGAAAGAAACTCATGGGATAAAGTTCTTTTATCAAAGTGGAATGTTATTTATAGTACTACCTTCTGGAAGAAAACTTGCCTATGTCAAACCACGTATTGGAGAGAATAGGTTTGGTGGTGAATCAGTTACCTATGAAGGTGTTGGTGGAACAAAAAAATGGGAGCGTTTAGAAAGCTATGGTCCAAAATTTGTGGAAAACATCGTTCAGGGTTCTTCCCGTGATATTTTAGTTTATGCGATGCAAACACTTAGGGATTGTTCAATTGTTGCTCATGTACATGATGAAATTATCATAGAGGCTGATTCAAACCTATCCCTTGTTGTATGTGAACAGATGGGTAGAGTCCCTCACTGGGCAAAAGGCTTGCTCCTTCGAGCTGATGGCTACACTTGTGATTTCTATCAAAAAGATTAATGTAATTTTATAAAAACGTCAGATTTCACCTCTTACCACGGCTACCAGGTAGGAGGTGTTTTTATATGAACGTAACAAAGATAGATGGTAACTATAGATTATCAAGTAAAGTAAAGAAAAAATCAAATGAACAGTTACAACGGGAATATGACTATATTAGAGCAGATCAAATAACAAAAAGGATGTTTGAAAAAGGCCTTATTACTGAGGATGAATTAAACAAAATAACTGAATTGAATCGCAAGTATTTCTCCCCAAGTTTAGTCGAGATAATGCCTTGTAATCGTTGATATATAAAGGTTTAAGAGGTAATATGTGACACTGAAAAGGAGGTGAAAACTGTGAAGAAAGTAACAAAAATTGAACCAGCATCTGTTTCTTCCCTTGTTCAGAGAAAATTACGAGTTGCAGCTTATTGTCGAGTATCAACAACAAGTGAAGAACAACTTGAGAGCCTAAATGCTCAAAAGGAACATTATGAGAAATATATAAAGGCTCATCCAGATTGGGAGTTTGTTGGGTTATATTATGATGAGGGTATTACAGGTACCAAGAAAGAAAAGCGTAAAGGATTAAAGGCAATGCTTACTGCTTGTGAATTAAAACAAATTGATTTTATTATTACCAAATCAATCAGCAGGTTTGCAAGGAATACATTGGATTGCTTGGAAATGGTTCGAAAACTGATAGGTCTTGGGATATTCTTATATTTCGAGAAGGAAAACCTAAATACGCAATCGATGGAAAGCGAATTAATTCTTTCTATTTTAAGCAGTATGGCACAAGATGAATCCACATCCATCTCACAAAATAGCAAGTGGAGTGTACAATCACGTTTTAAGAAAGGTACATTTAAAATTTCTTACCCTCCGTATGGCTATGCTAATATTGATGGAAAAATGGAAGTTATCCCAGAAAAAGCAGAAATAGTAAGGGGCATTTTTAGAGAGGCTCTAGCTGGTAAAGGTTGCTATACCATTGCCAGAGAATTAAATGAAAGTAATACACCAACAAAAAAAGGTGGAAAATGGACTGGAACATCTGTTAGAGGAATATTATCCAATGAAAAATACACTGGAGATGCTCTTTTTCAAAAGACATATACAGACAGTCAATTTAATCGTCATATAAATTCTGGTCAACAGGAACAGTATCTTGTAACCAACCATCATGAGGCTATTATAAACCACAAGGACTTTGATAGGGTTCAGGCGGTTATTAGACAACGTGGTAGTGAGAAAAGCGTAAAAAAAGGCAGTTCAAAATATTTAAACAGATATGTTTTGTCTGGAAAAATCATATGTGGAAACTGTGGGAGCCATTTTAAAAGGAGAACGCATTATACAGCTAAGGGGTCCTACATTGCTTGGACTTGTCAAACTCATATTGAACATAAAGATAAATGTACAATGAAATATATCAGAGATGATGAAATTCATAAAGCTTTTGTGCTCATGATGAATAAGCTGATATATGGGTATAAGGTAGTGCTGAAACCTTTGCAGGCTGCGTTAAAAACAATGAACGGTGAAGAAAGAATTACAGCACTTGCCAATTTAGATGAACGCATAGTAAAAAATACAGACCGTAAGCGTGTTATAACAGAACTTGTGGGAAAAGGATTTTTGGATGCGACCTTTTTTACTAAAGAGTTGTCGGACATAGCGGCAGAGGCAGAAATGCTGGCACAAGAGAAAAAAAGGCTTGAAAATTCAGCCACAGGAAATCAAAAACAGCGTTTAGAATTGGATACCCTTATTCATTATATTGTTAAAAAGCCAGAGATTAGAGAATTTGAAGATACCCTCTTTGAACGATTTGTAGAGAATATCGTTGTGTATTCTAGAAATGAAATCGGTTTTTGCATGAAATGTGGAATTACTCTGAGAGAAAGGATGGTGAATTAAGTGGCAGCACACATACCTTATGGTTATATAATTAAAGATGGTAAGGCCGTAATTGATGAAGTTTGTGCTAAGCAGGTTAGACAACTGTATGAAAATTATTTGTCTGGTGATAGTTTGCAAAATGCAGCTGCCAAAGCAGGTATCAATACATGGCATGGAACAGTATCAAGAATACTTGAAAATAAAAAGTATACTGGGACAAAGTATTATCCTTCTATTATTGAAAGAGATACATTTGAAACTGTTCAGAAAGAGCGCCATAGAAGAGCAGTGGCATTGGGGAGAGTTAAAGAGGAAACTGCAAATGAGCCACCTGCACTGGATGTACCTCCTGCCCCGCCAAAGTTTTGGATGAAACCGTTAGAGATTAAATTTCAAGACCCCTATAAACAGGCTGAATTTGCTTATAGCCTAATAGAAAGTGAGATGAGTTGAAATGGCAGTAAGAAACATAACAGTTATTCCTGCTAAAGCAAGAGTTGGAAACACCGCATCAGAAGTACAGATACCCAAATTGAGAGTAGCTGCTTACTGTCGTGTTTCTACGGAAAGTGATGAGCAGGCTACTAGTTACGAGGCACAGATAGAGCATTATACAGAACTGATTAATAAGAATCCAGAATGGAAACTTGCAGGAATTTATGCCGATGATGGAATAAGTGGTACTAATACTAAAAAGCGTGAAGAGTTTAATCGCATGATTGATGAGTGTATGGCGGGAAACATTGATATGATAGTGACTAAATCTATCAGTCGATTTGCACGAAATACTCTTGATTGTTTGAGATATATCCGTCAACTTAAAGATAAGAATATCCCTGTATTTTTTGAAAAAGAGTCTATAAACACAATGGATGCTAAGGGAGAGGTACTACTTACAATTATGGCATCCCTTGCCCAACAGGAGAGCCAGTCATTGAGTCAGAACGTAAAGCTTGGGTTGCAATATCGGTATCAACAAGGCATTGTCCAAGTTAACCACAATAGATTTCTCGGATATACTAAAGATGAGGAAGGCCATTTAATTATAGAGCCGAAAGGTGCTGAGGTTGTAAAAAGGATTTATCGTGAGTATTTAGAAGGGGCAAGCTTAATTGAAATAGCAAGGGGTTTAATGGCAGACAATATTTTGACATCTGCAGGGAAAGAAAAATGGCGATCCGAAACTATCAAAAAGATATTACAAAATGAAAAATATATCGGAGATGCTCTTTTGCAAAAAACCTATACAGTGGACTTTCTTACTAAAAAACGAGTAAAAAATGATGGTATTGTTCCTCAGTATTATGTGGAAAACAACCATGAACCTATCATACCACGTGATTTATATCTGCAGGTTCAAGAAGAAATGGAACGTAGAAAAAATATCCACAGTGGGAAAAGTGGAAAAAAGAGGGTTTATAGTAGTAAATATGCTCTTTCCACTATAGTAATTTGTGGACGCTGTGGCGATATATTTAGAAGAGTCCATTGGAATAACCATGGCTGTAAATCCATTGTTTGGCGATGTGCTAGCAGACTTGACAAAACAGCAGCGGATTGTTTGGCACGAACTATACGAGAAGAAGATTTGAAAAGTGCAGTGGTGCAGGCAGTCAATAAAGTGTTTGAATCAAAAACACAATTTATGGATATTTTGAATCGAAATATTTCAGTGGTTATGAATCAAATTGATAGCAGTGAAATAGAACTGATAAATCAAAAATTGGAACAGTTGCAAAAGGAACTGCTTAAGCAAGCAAATAACAATCAGGATTATTCTATTCTTGCAAATGAAATTTACAGACTTCGAGATGAGAAGGAAACAGCTATGGTTAAAAATGCTGGATTCGCAAGTCAAAAACAAAGAATGACTGAAATGACAAAATTTCTTAAAAATCAGAAAAGTATTGGTAAGGAATACGATGAGCATATAGTACGTAAATTGATAGAAAAGATTACGGTCTATGATGAAAAACTTACAGTTGAGTTCAAATCAGGAATGGAGCTTGATGTGGAGATGTAGATGTTAATAGCAAATAAGAGATAAAACACCTTGTTGGATAGTTATAATTTGGCAAGGTGTTTTTCTGATTTTTGTAATTAGTAAATACAAATTAGTCTATTAGTATTGACTAATACTAATTTCTGCATTATACTAGAAACAGTAAATTAGTGTACGGAGGTATAACCAATGAATAGAAATATTAATATTTCCATAGATGAAGATGTATATGAAAAGTTTTGTCTTGCGGTGAATCTAACAAAAGATAAGGAAAATGATGCGATAGAAACTTCCATGAGATGGTATATTGCCAAGACGTTTGAAAAGGCATCTCAAGATTATAATCCGAAAGTAGCAACAAAGAAAATTGCAAATGAAAGTAATGATTATTATGGAAAGGCTATTCAGCGTATACCTGTTTGGGCATTAAAACCTACTCAGTATAATCATAAAATTATCAGAGCATATTTTGAAGCAGTTAATATTGCAGGACAAGCCACTATTACAATGATGGAGCAATTGTGCAGTGATAAAGAACATCCAGAATTATATGTTCCAACTTTCAAGAATAATTATTCCCAGATGAAAATTGATGGTCCTAAAAGTCATGGAAAGGTGTTTGAGGATGATGGCAATAACGTATGGATTTGGAGTGAAGTTGAAGAAACGCTCATGAAATATAAATCAAGTTTTTATAATTTGGAGGAATAGAAATGACTATTGATATGAAGTTCTTTAATGTGTATTATTTTTGCCATCTTGCAAATGAAAGTATGGGAGAGTTTAACTATGCTAGAACAAATGCTGAATTTACAGAACGACAGTTTGAAATAGAACCAGAGGACTTTCCTAAAGTATCAGTATTAAGAGAGTATTGCTCATGGCTTATTGATAGAGTTTTTTACGAGCAGGCAAATTCCATATCAAATTCAGGAGAAGTCGCAGATTTTAATCCTATTAATTGGATTAACCAGGCTATTTTGAAATATAAAGGAATAAATGTTTCGATAAACAATGATTTTACAATTGATTATGAGGATTTTTTAGAAACATATAATGAATACATATCATATCTTGATAAATTTGAGGATGGCTTATTTTATGATGTTCTTTATGATATTGCCACTGAAGTGGAGTACATTTTGTTTCAAAATAGAGATTTTTTACTAAGATTTAATGAGCAACAAGCGGTTGCATTTGAAGACAATCCAAGAAAAAGAGTGTATATACCAGAATGGGTAAAACGTGCAGTTCTATTTAGGGACAAAGGATGCTGTGTGTTCTGCAAAAAGGATTTAACAGGGTTATATTCATTGTTAGAAGATAATGAAAAACATTTTGACCATATTGTGTCATTGAATGAAGGCGGATTAAATGATGTTTGTAACATCCAATTATCATGTAAGGATTGTAATTTAAAAAAATCAGATAACAGTAAGACAAGTACATTGTATCAAAGTGCGTACTAAGTGTTGTGAAAATTCAAGGTAGATTGTTTTTCAAGAACGAAGGGATCTATGCCTTGATGTACAATTTTGAAACTACATGTACTGAAAGAACAATGTCATGTGGAAAAGTGGAAAATATTAAAGAATAATGTGTGGGTATCACAATGAGCGAGTTAATTGATGACAGCATAAGTATCTATGAGGCTATACAAAATATTAAAAATGGAAAATATGTTATGCCTGCATTCCAAAGGCAGTATGTCTGGAATATGGAGCAGATAGAAAAACTATGGGATTCAATTCTCTTGGATTATCCAATAGCAACATTCTTATTTTGGCATGTGGATGATAACAACGTAACTTGGGACACATATTTCTGCAATTTTTTGTCTGAGGTTACTTTTGACAGCAGAAAACAAGCAGATAGCGTGAATTATGAATTAAGTAATATTGATGTAAAGATTACGAATACAGCAGTTCTTGATGGACAGCAGAGATTAACTTCACTGTTTCTTTCTTTATTAGGTCAAGCTTTTATTCGCCAAAAGCACGCAAGAAGAAAAAATGGAGGTGGCATTGTTACAAAATTGTTGATTGAACTTAATAAGAATAAATTGACGGTTGATGAAGAAGAGTACAATAGCAAGAAATATGACATTAAATTCAGTGAAAAAGTTGGAAAGCTAAGTCCAACTCAATTTGAAATTAAATGTATCTTAGATTCTAGATTTCAAGATGAAACAACTAGGGATAAAGCTATCGAAGATGCCATTGCTAATGTTCCGTCAGATAGTAAAGAGTATGCAAGAGGTATTTTGAATAAGCTGTACAATAAAATATTTGTGGATAAGCTGATTCGGTTTACGGAAATACATGATATGAAACAGGATGATGCTTTGGAAATGTTTGTAAGATTCAATAGCGGTGGAAAAGCTCTTAAAAAATCTGAAATAACAATGTCTATTCTTGAGGCATACTGGCCAAGTGCAAAAACTGAATTTGGAAGACTTCTCGTAGATTCTTATGCCGGATTTGGCTCGGATTTTATTATCCGTTCTGCTCTTATGCTTTATGGTGATGTTGTAAAGTCCAATATTAGCAAACAAATAGCTGAGGAACTTAAGAACAATTGGAGTGAATTTAAAAGGGCATTAAAGAATTTGGAAACCGTGCTAAAAGGAATGAAGATTGAAGTTAGGCGTTTTTCAAGTAGCTGGAACGTCCTATTGCCTATACTCTACTTTATTTATTATAACCCCGATTATGGAAATAACCTTGATGGAATCCGTGCTTACTTGATTAGAGCAATTCTTTTTACATATTTCCAATCTGGTACAACAGGAAAACTACAGCAGATGAAGAGTAGAATCAACGAAAATGACTATGAAATTACTGTTGATATGCTTAATCAGATGAATGATCTCAGAGTCACTGATGGTAAAATTGAAGATATTCTTAATACTGAAAAAGGTAGTAGAGTTGCAGGGGAGGCCTTGTATTATCTCAGTTTAGACTGGATAAATAAAAATTTCAAGTATGAGCAAGACCATCTACATCCCTTCGATAGGTTTGACGGTAGTAAGCCGATATCCGTTTCTATGGAAGAGTGGCGAAGATGGAGAGGCAACCGTAATAGACTGGCTAATCTGCATCTTTTGGAAGGAAGAAGCAATGGCAGCAAGAACGATATGAGACTTGTTGATTTTTACAATGATATGAATGATGAACAAAAAGCAGAGTTCTGCAAGCAGTCTTTCATTCCACAAGGTATTTCACTTGAACTTGAGAATTTTGATGAGTTCTATGAAAAGAGAAAGACAATTCTTACGGAAAGAATTCGTGCTTTATTGGGATAGGAGGATAAAATGATGATTAATCAATTAACAGAACGAGAAGTACTGCAGCGATTGGATATTCCCGATTTTCGACATATTACAAAAGATAAAGTGATGACCTTTGCATCTATGTTGCAGAATATGGAACCAGAAGTTGCTAAGAAAGCATTAGAGCAATTTCCGGAATTTGCAAAAATGACTCTGGAGGTATTGAAAGATTATAAAGGGGTCATGGAAAAAACTTTGGATGAAAATTCAGCGAGTAGTAAGCAGTGCTATGACATATACAATGAAGTGATGGATGCTTTGAAAAGTTGTCTGGCGAAAGATCATGTACCTTTTGATGAGAAAAAATATTACATCGAGAAAATGATGGAAATTGCAAAAATGGCTGAAAGTAAAGATACAGAAAACAAGGAATTTAACTGGAAAATGATTTCATTAGGCGCAGTGGCTGTTTTTACGGTTATTGGTATAGGGGCAAGTATTCTTGGTAGTAACACTAATATAAAGTTGCCAAAAACAAAGCTGTAG